TTACCTTCATCAGCAGCCTGCTGTACGCTAACTGGAAAGCCTTTATTTTTGGGGTATTTAAACAAAAATGTAGGAGTAATATAGACTTGTACAACTTGTACGTACACTATACTACTCCTATTTTGAATTATTTAGTTTTTGAGTTTCTCTAATTTACATATCATTAATTCTTCTGTACAATCGTAATATATATTCATTTTGTAACCGTTTTTATTTTCAGCATCCCATCCGTTCCAATAATCTTTTGATTTAATTGTGAATCCTTTATCTTTGCACTGCTTTATGTAATTTTTATAAATGCTTTCGTCAGCGCCCCTTATTTCAAAATAATAAACTTTCTTATTCTTCAGCATCCCTGCGTCCGTCACCACGTCTGCCTGTGGTTTTGGTAATTCCTTGCTATATTCGTTATCTTCCCACGTGTAAGCTTCCGTTGTATCGTTAGATTTTATTACGTTTTTGCTTTCAAAATCATATCCACATGAATGTATTAAGCCATCACTTCCAATGAATGCAATCTGCATTTCTTCTGGTTCCATTAATTCATATTCTTTCATGCTATTCGGAAAATATCCAGATGTGTTATTAAAATTACAAACCGAATCCGTTACCGTTTCACCCGGATTAGCCTGTTTCATATTCTCACCTATAATGTAAATATCTTCTGCTTTTCCGTACATTCCTTCTTTTAATATACGATTATAAACTTTTCTTTGTTTCTTTGTTATTCCTTGCTTCTGAACAAACTTAATTTTTACATCTATTATTTTGTATTTTGAGTTATTAGTATAATTTAAAGATAAACGTCTATCTTTATCATAACCATTGAAAATTAATCGTTCATCAACATTCCAATCAATATCTTTAATATCTATGCTCTCGTTTAAAACTGTCTTTTTAGCCGTTGCGTTCTCAGTGTTACTTACTCCTCCGCATGCACTTAAAATAAATCCCATACATAATATTGTACATAAAATTAATAATCCTTTAATTCTTGTTTTCATAGGCTACCTCCTTATTTTTTCTCTTTCCTACCAAAACGCAAATACTCAATAGAATAATTATTGCTTCTAGTACATAATACATATAATATGCCACACCATATCCATATCGAGTATTAGGCAAAGCTCCTGTAGCTTTTAAATCCCAAACAAAAAGTCTAAAAACGCCAAACGATAAAATCGAAAATATTATTGTCGCTATTGGCTTTCTCTTTGTAATTAGGAATAACATTAGTATTAATATGATCGAAAATATAATAACCATTGCAAGGCGTGTAATAGTAATACCTTTCATGTCAGAATCCGTACTAATACCGATACTTTTATAGAACATCTTTCCGAATTTACACAATGAAATATTAACAGCCTCGCTATTTTTCATATTTATTTCGTTCGAATACATCTCTGTCGGATTGTTATTCAGATACTTTATATACTCATCTTTCGCACTAGCAAAAGGAAGAAATAACGTACAAATTGTTATCAAAGATATGATGATTAATAAGTTACAACAAATTTTTAATAAATCATATTGTTTTTTCATAGGCTACCTCCTTATTATTTAAACCTATAAAAATTTTATCACATTTTGAAGCATAATAGAACACCTTACCATCAAAAAGCAACGATAAGATGTTCTAAACACCTATGATTTATTCAACTTTCTTTTTGAAGTCGAGCCAAGCCTTTTCATTTGCCTTTCCTGAAAATCTATGTGGGCAGTCTTTTCCTGTTACATCAAAGTGGCGAATAACTTTCTTTGCATTCTTACAATTCTTCTGAATGTATTCTATAACAGCCTTCGTTGCCGCAATCTGCTTGTCTGTTGGTTTGTGGTCAACAATGCCGGCAAGCTCAATGGATACCTGATTATAATTAGTGCACTTACCATAGTATTTACCACCGCCAGTGCTTGTACAGTTAGGGTATTTTACCCCGCCTACGGAGTAACAAGCATCTTGTAATCTTGCACACTGATAGATTTTTCCTTCCAAGTCAATTACGAAATGTGCTCCTGCATAAGTTCCTTTTTTGTTCTTAAAATACATTGCATTAGCTAAAGCTGTATCACGCCCTTTATTGCCCGTATTATGAATTACAATATACTTAACATTTGATTTTTTTTGTTTTCCTTTGTCGCAAAAGAACTTGTTAGCATATGCCCATATTCTATTAAACATGTATTTGACTCTGTTAGATGCTTTGAATTTTTTTTTGCTCATAACTATCCCTCGCTTTCTACTTCTGGCAAACCAGCAATTGATGTTAAAATGCTTACAACGCCTGCTGTAGCCGAAATACTAATAATTGAAATCCAGTCTAATTCTGTAATAAGATTTCCTACTGTAATAAGTGATACTGCTGTCTGAGCCATTGTCTTAACAGCTCGAATAACAGCGGCCTTAAACCATTTTTTGTTCATTTTAAAACTCCTTCCTACCTTATTGGTAATGCCATTACTCTTTCGTGAATTTCTGTTCCTGTCCCATTTCCACCTAATGCGTGATACGCATTATATAAATGTTCAAAATCGTCTAATGCTTCGACCGATATGTGTTCCTGCGCTATGTACTGCTTGCCTAATGTGTATATTTTGTTGTGCAGAATAGCAAGCACTCCATCCTTAATCAACTTGTTTGAAGAGTATTTCATTTTTATATGACTAAAAATTGCTACTCCAATAGCTCCGATTAAAGATGGAACACCGAGCAAAGATAAAAATTGATATAAATTCATTTACTGATTTCCTCCGTCAATCATTGTAAAAAAGTCTTTTAAAGTTATACTTTCGATAAGAACTCCTTCTCCGCTCATTTCGTTACGAACTGCGTAAATGATTAATTTCTTATCTTCGCCTGACACACCTGTTATTAGCGTTTTATGCTTTTGAAAATATAGCCTAAATCTCTGAATTGTTTTATCTATATATTCTTTATTCTCAGGGTCCATCCACTCGCTCTTATTAAGTGTGTAAAAGAATCTAAACATTGATGAGTATGCAAGTTGTCCTGCTCCTTCATTCATTCCTCTATTTTGTAATTCACTTATTAATGCCTCGTTACTATCAATGAGATTTATGTATGTTTTTAATAAATATTTAGGATCATGTCGGCATACTGACTCGTCTCTCCATTTCCATATATAAAGTTGCTCATAGCAATATCTGTATTCTTTTGCTACCTCTTTACATAGTACATTGAAGAAACCATCCTCGTGTATTGTCAATTTTTCATTCCATCTAATATTATTTTCGATTAAAAACATTCTTCGATATACTTTTCCATGAACAAACGTGGTATCGTTATCTTTTTTGTTAAGCTTGATGCTTCCATCAGGCATTTTAATTTCCTCAATGAACGAGCAATTAAGAGCGTCAAATGGCTTTCGCATTTCAAAGAATATTCTGGATAACGAATACATATTTTCAAACATATCGTCCGCATCACAAAACATTACATATTCAGCATCCGTAGAATCTAAACAACTATTTCTTGCTGCTGACACACCGTTATGTTCCTGCTGCACGTATTTTATTTTGAAATTATATAAATCTAAAAATTCCTTTTTAAGAATTACGTCACTACCATCATTGCAGATAATAACTTCTATTTCATCCAAATTAACATTCTGTTGAACTGATATACTGTTAAGAAGATTCATTATAATCATTTCGTTTTCATTATATTGTGGGATGAGTATTCCTAATCTTTTCATGTTGCCTCCTAAATTTCCGTAATTGTTACTGAACAGTCTCCACATGAACTAACACTATAAAAATATGCCATTGTATCATACTTCACATAAAATCTTATATATAATGTTTTATTACCAAGAGAGCTATCATCCAAATCTGCATTTAAAATATATTCAGCATTAAACGGTTGTGCTTCTGTAACTAATCCATCAGCATCACTTCCAGCTTTAACACGAAAAATCTCAAAATTGCTAAATACCATTTGGTTATTTTCGTCAATAACTTCTCCACAAATTTTGCAGTTTTTACAAGATTGTGCACCACTGAAATTTCCTCTAACTTTAATTGAAAGTAATTTTCGAGGAATGTTAATTTTATTTCTATCACTATTAATAGAATATTTACCTTTAATCGAATAATCCTCGAATTTAAAATATTCCTTACCTGATTCATTTGGAGTTGTAATAGTTTGAAAAATTCCAAAAAAGCCTAATCTTGATGGTAAATAAGGTGCCACTTTATCTGCTATAGTAGCAGGTGCTATACCATCCCGTATCTGTACACCACATACGGTGGCTGTTTTAGGCACATATTTACTCAGTTCTAATGAAACCAGAGCATTCGTTAATACTGCACTTCCAAATGGTGGGCTACTTGCAAGTTCGTTACAAAATGAATCTGCTTTCGCCATTTTTCTTCCAACTGAATTTATAAATGTTGAATCTGATGGTAATGCTTCTGCCATTTTACTCATAAACATTGAATCTGATGCACAATAAGATGCCATAAAGCTTGGTAAATACGATGCTGTATTATTTGCCAATGCATATGCTGTTTGTGATGCGCAATTTCCATCCCAAAAACTTCCTATTCTCTTTCCTACTCCTGTCATGAATTCATCATTTTTTGGCAATGTTTGATCTATAAAACTTCCTATTCTATTTCCTACTTTTGACATAAAGCCATCATCCTTTGGTAATGCTTCTGCCATTTTACTTCCAACTGAATTTATAAATTGTTCGTCCTGTGTAATATTAATAGATAGATTCTTAGATAATTTGTATTTCATATAATGTGTATTTGTCGGGTATAAATCTGATTTGCCTACATATACTTCAACATAAAATTGTATATATGATGCTTTTGAAATGTCTAATTCATCCGTATTACTTGTAAGTGTTTCATCTGCAATTTTCTTATAGTTTTCATCGTACAATATGCATCTTACATGACAATGAGCATTGGAAACAGTCGATGTAACACCTAATGGTGGATATACAATAGTTAAAGTATCTCTATTGTTTGTACTCACATAATCGGTAAATTGATTCGTTGTTTGTGACATTGTTACAGTTATTGAATCATCAACTTTATCATTAATCGCATTTATAGCTTCGTGTAACGTGTCATAGGTTGTTTCTCCTACAGTACGAGCATCAATTACTTCTGCCATATCAGTTACTGCACTCGATGTAACCATACCGATTAAATTATCTATCCTTTTAACTTGTGATGGAAGCCCGTATACGTTTTCCATTAATGTTCTTGGATAGCATTTATTTCCTTGACCATCTACAAGTGTTATTACCTTCGCCATTTTTTACCTCCATTATTATAATGTTGTTGCAATCCACATTAAATCTATATCGTATGCTTTAGGATCATCACTTCTATAACGCAAAGTAAACCCTTCTTCCGTTACATTTTCAGCCCACATATTATAAAATTTGCTGATGTTTCCATTATTATTAACTTTAGCCAACGATAATGCTATGTTAGGTATATCCGAAAATTTTTTCTTAAACTTCACATCTACAGAAATAGCATCACCTTGATTAATAGCACCTTTATGTTGACCTCTAATTCTTCCGCTTTCTATCATATTTAGTACATCCACATCCTCTGTTACATGATCATAAACATACATTGCCTTATTGGGTTCTAATAATTCTGCCACATATGGTGTCTCAAAAGTTCCTACCATATTTGTAATGTCGGATTTCTTTATAACTGTAGACTCGGATTTTCTATAGATATAGCATAAAGCATACTGATATACTCCATCTGAATTCTTTAGTGTCGGATTTTCAGGCTTTGTGGCTGGACTTCCCTTTAAATATTTGATTGTCGCTTCCCTAACTCCTGTATTGGTATTTACTTCAATAATAACTGCGTCAATTCGATCTGCGATATTATCCGAATAATCCATTTCTACACGATAATCACTGTCGTTTAATATCCATTTGTGGTTAAACCAAGCTTTTCCTGTTCCAACTCGAATCGTATTGCTCTTTTCATCTGTTTTTATTTTGAAACATTCTCCTACATTGGCAAAAATACCATCTGATATTACGCCATCGAAAATTGCTGACATCTGTTCTGATGTATATTTTCTATCGCCATCAATGGAATTATAAAATCCACTGGTCAAACTCATATTTAATCCTCCTCATCGTCATCGTCTTCTAAATCTTCAAATGATGGGTACATTTTTTGTCCTTCTGAATCCTGAGAATAAATCATTTCGCTTACTCTTTTTTGACCCTGATGTATACAATCATCAAGTAGAACAATGTCTCCCAAATCATAATCAATTTTGTATTCATACATCTTATCGTCTATGATTTCCCCATCTACTGTACTTTTAGTTGCGTATTTATTTAAATTTAACAAACCTTTTTTCTTTAAATGTTCTTTAAATTCATCATCTTCTAATTCAACTTCTTCGCCGTTTTTTTCTATAGTCGTGCTTATGTTATCAGCATCAAAAAATAATTCTCTTCTGGATATTCCTTTTAGCTTTGCATCTCCGACAGTTATATAAATTCTGTCTTCCGGCTCTTCTGGTACGTCATCGTCAGAAGAACTAGAACCATCCTCGTCATATTTAACAAGAGAGATTGTTTTTAAATCTGTATCATCATCCGTATACTTTATATCTGCCAAATTGTCATAAAAAGGTGAAAATATAACCGCATCCTCTGAATCTGTATCAACACTTCTGTCCGTAGGCATAAATAATGTAAAAACAATATTTCCATCTTCAAAGAATACTTTGAAACCTACTTTGTATTCTGTGCAAAGATTATATATTGCATCATATAAATTCTCGCCATCATACTGAACAGATAATTGTATGTTTTTAATTCGTTCGTCTCCAGAATCACGATATATAAAATTTGGTATTTTTCTATTAGGGTCTTTTGGACTTATGATGCAATCATTCAATAATTCCTTAACAGCAGCTTCGAGTCCTCCGGTTTTACCATTCTTTTGTGTATCATAATTAAGGTACTTAAATCCCCATATTATTCTACGTTTTAATAAGGAAACAAGATTTTCCCCAGTAATAATCAAATAGTGTCCTTCTGTATTATTCCTATCAGACTCAATTTTTTCAACAATCATTAAGTCGTCTGACATATCAATCTGAAAAAAATTATCTTTTTGTATGGCGTACGAAAAGCAACTATCCGCTGATATATATAGTTCAAAATCTCCACATTTATTAAAACGCTCAGTCCAAATAAACGATTTATACTCGTCTATAATCTCTTTTCGTTCAAATTCTTCGTCCAAAAGATAAACTTCCATATTTTACATCCCTTCATATAAAATAGCATTTTCTATTTTGAAATCTTCGATGTTTTCTGGGTTTGCAGATGCAGCATAAGAAAACATATTATCGCCAGAATCTATTGTTAGCCATTTACTATCTTTTGAAACTGAATTTAATATGTTGTATACACCATCTTCTCTATATAATTTTGCACTTTTCTTACCAAACTCAGTACAAATAATTATCTTATCCCCTTTAACTATCTTGTTATTTGCACGCTTTTTTATCTTAGCAATCGACAAAAATAATGCTTCATTAGATGTGACATTATATATTCCTATATCTCCTGTTTCTCCCAACAACTCAATTGAAATAATAACCCCGGTCTCATGATCACCGCCATATAAAATATTTCTTGTCGTTTTATTTCTAAAATTGCTCATTTCGAGTAGCGGTTCTATTAAGTCATCATTACAGAATGGGAATTCAAACATTGCTTCTATGCCCGTAAATTTATTTTCTCTATACCCAGAAGATTTGAAGTATGGAAACATTGCGGTCATCGTAATCGCAGTTCCTGATGTCTGACTAAATATATCTGGCTCATTAGATTCCACATAAACGTCTATTGTTGTTGCTTTAATATCACTCTCTACAATTAATTTAATCTGTTTCTTCAATGGAAAAAATTTATATGTTATTAAACGTAATTGTTCAATTGTAGTATTCTTTTTCCAAATATACTTAAGATTAAGCACTATAGATTTTGTAGATTTTTTTGCAGAATTTAAAAAAGCCCCATCACCAAGGGCATTATCTGTTGTGTCTAATTGCACTTTTTCCGGTCCTAACCCATCAATAGACTCAACTAGGAAGCCCGATTTCTCAGGCTGTCCTAATTCAAGTCTTAAGCTTTCACCAGACGGATTTATCGCTGTTATAGCTTTTAACATTTTACACCGTCGCCTTTCTTCTTAATAGTTGTGAAGTATCTCTGTAAATATCAATTCTTGAAACTGGTTTTGGTGAATTAATAATTTGTGTATATGAGTAATTTCTACCACCAATAGCATTTCCATTAACATCAGCATCAGCATCATTAACTCGATAAGGATTGGTATTAATTCCTGAAGCATATTCTTTAGAAAACATTGTATCTAATGTGGCTGTTCCTTTTTCAATGCTCGATAAGTCAAGAACAGGTCTGATTGTAGGCTCTGTATCTATTCCGTTATTCACCATATCATATATTTGTTCTAATGCATTCCACATAGTAAGAACCATATTGTCCGTTAATGAATCTGAACTATTCTGCACAAGAGAACTTCCATCATCCATACCTTCAGCTAATCCTTTTGCTGCATACATTCCAGCTTCACTCATAACTTTAGATGGTGAGTGTATTTTTAAAGTTTTATATACGACTTTTATAACTCCTTTTCCCATATCTTCAGCAGCTTTTATTGGTACGCTTTGATTCTTTTTGATTCCGGTTGCAAGACCAGTACAAACATTTTTGCTTATTTTCTTTGTATTCTTCTTTGAAAGGTTCTTCTGTAGAGCCTTTAATCCTTGAGAGCCTGCATAAGCATATGTTGCAACAACCTGATTTGCAATGGTATCGTCAAGTTTCAAATACTTTTTGTACTTTTTATTAAACTTCTTAATTTGTTTTGGAGTCATTCGCAGCAATGCATCAATATATTCAGATGAGCCTTCCACACCTAATGAACCTAGTGCTTCTAAAGCATCTTGAGATAAACCCTTCTTTGCGAGTTTTTTAAGATTTTTAGACCATTGATTTGCCTTATCCATACTCAAATCAAAGTTATCCATCCAAGTATCACTAGATAATTCCTGTGATTTCTTATAATAAGCATTAACTTGTTTAATGTCTTCAGCACTCATAGATAATAACGATTTGACAATATTCGAAGATGAACTTCCCATCTCTCTTAGTTTATCTATAAAACCAGCAGAAAATCCTTTTGAACTTAATTCTTCTAAGTTTTCTCTCCAGTTTGAAACACCTTCAACCTGTGATTTCATGTATCTAAGAATTCTACTTGTAGACATGCGGGTACCTTTATCGAATTTCTCAAATAATTCTATACCTGTATCCAAACTTGCTTTAAATGGATCGGTGAAGTCTTTAACAGAATCAGCAATATCCGTCTTTATTTCCTTAAGTGTTGATGCTATATTTTTAGCAACATCTTTCTGGTCTTTAATCAATTCTTTCTTCTTAGCCTTAATATTCTTAGCGTTTTCCTTTAAGGATTTCTTAAGGTTTTCAGACTGTTTCTTAGCCGCAGTTGCTGATTTCTTTGTAGTTTGAGCATTCTTTTTAGCCTCTTTTGCTTCCTGTTTATGCTTTTTACTTGAAACCTTACTTGCTTTACTTTCAGCTTGGGCTGCTTCTTCTGATGCTTTCTTAGACTTTTTGTCGGATATTACTTTTTTACTTCTTAGCTTTTCTCTTTCAGCATAAAGTTTTTGTAGTTCTTTCCTATGTTTATTTGCCGTCTTATTGTCTTCTTTGTACTGACCACTTTCCTTATATAATTGGAAGGCATAATCAGATACAGCTTTTGAAGTTGACTTATAAACTTTTGCTATTTCTTTAGGTTTTAAATTTTTCTTAAACTCTCCAAAGAAACTATCTGTCAATGTTTTAAACACACCAGAACCAGTTATCATTTCGTTAGTTGTTGCTTTAAAGATTCGTTTAGAAAATGAAACAATCTTTTTGCACATTTTGTATGTCGCATTGATAGCTTTATCTCGGTTTTTATCTACACCTTTAACGTATCCTAAAACAGTAAATGCACCAATCTCTTGGAATACTTTAGATGGTGAATGTTCATCTAAAGCTTTCTTTGCTGCTTTTTCTGCTTTTTCAGCCATTACTTTAGCTGATGCTGCTGCCTTATAATCATTAGCTTTTATACCTTTAACAAAACCGTCAACTGCATAAGAACCAGCAGTGTTCATTTTGCTATGTAACGAAATCTTTAAAGAATCTACTGTCGAACATAAATTCTTAAATAGTTTAGTGATTGCGTACTTAGCCTTTCCTGAAGATTTGCCTAATGAGCCAATAAACTTAGTTATACCATTAGTTCCAATATGTTCAAACGATGAAATAAAGTCTTTAATTCCATTTGTATCTGAACCTGATATTGTCTTTGACGTATTTGATAACGCTGTCAATGCCGAAGCAACAGCTACTAATTTGATAGCACTAATCTTCTTAATGTTTGAATAGTATGTTGCTAGATTACTTCCGATATTCGGTAATTCTGACGCAAATGTTTTTAAACCTTTAGTGCTAATGCTCATTGCATTTTGGGCGACTGTCATCATATGAACCATAAATTCAGAAATGGTATTTGCTTTATTAGCGTCTATATCTTTCGTGCTATTATTGAAATCCTTCAATCTAGGTACAACATTTTGATTTATTTCTCCTATGAATGAGCCAACATTAGTTATGTCCATGTTTCCATTTTCTGAAAGATATTGACCTAACTCTACAAGTCGCATTGATGAATTCTTAGCTTTTTCCATAACAGAAAAATCTTTTATATCCTTAACAGAATCGATAAAAGATTTAATACCTTCGCCGAAGGCTCCCATTTTATCTCCGAAACTACCGATATCATCTTTTTTGCCAGCGACCCAACCCCAGAATCCACCATCAGACGGAAGTTCTTTGGCTAAGTCTGCAATTGCTTTTGTCGCATTTGCAGACTTCGTGATTGGAGAATAATCCTGTATATCTTTGACTGAATCAATGAATGATTTAATTCCAGAACCGAATTCAGCTAATTTATCTCCGAAACTGCCGATATCATCTTTTTTGCCAGCGACCCAACCCCAGAATCCACCATCAGACGGAAGTTCTTTGGCTAAGTCTACAACTTTTCCAGCGGCTTTAGCTGATTTAGTAATAGGTGAGAAATCTTTTATTTCGCTAACAGATTTTGCATATTTCACAATTCCTTTACCAAATGTACTTAATTTGTCACCAAAACTTCCTAAATCATCTTGACCTTTTAACCAACCTAACACTCCTTCCGTCTTTGGTAATTCATTTGCGACCTTTACTAAGGCTTCAGTTGCTTTAGCTGATTTTTCTACCGACTTAGTATCCAAATCTGCTGTGGACTCTTGGAACTTCTTAAGTGCTGGACCAAATGAAGATATTTTATCTCCAAAGTCTTCAAAAGAAGTATCGATTCCTAAGAAATTAGCTATTCCATCTAAGAACTTCGTTGCAGTTAATTCAAGGACTGCACTGCATAAAGCTTTAATACCTGTAGCTGCTGATTTGTCAATAGATTTTGCTCCATCAATAAATGTTTTAGCATTCGTCATAAATTTAGAAAGATTATTTCCAATTTCAGGTAAACCACTGCTAGCTCCTGCACTAAATCCTCCAATAATGTTACCAACAAAATTACCGATGGCATATCCTATTTGTCCTAAAACTTCTGTTCCTTCACCTATCAGCCAAGAGAATCCCGGAATCTGATTTAAAGCTCCTGCTACAACTAAGATACCCGTTAATCCAGCTAATACAACGCCTAATGCTTCTATTCCTTTTAAAGCACCGGCTGCACTTCCTGAGAATTTACTTAATATTACAGTCACAAGCGAAAGCGATATTAACATTTCTGATAAACTTTTCGCGATTGTCGATGTTGTTTTTATCGGGATATCTTTTAATAAGTATATAACGCCTACTAACGCATATATAACCAATGTCATCATAGTTAATGCTCCAACGGCTTTCTTTGTAATTGACATCTTTTCGGTTAATACTGTAAGTATTGCAATCACAGCAGTAATCGAACCTAAACCAACGACGACAGAACCCATTTTTTCAAACGGTATTTGTGTCAAAAGGAAAACAACACCCGTCAACACTGCAATACAACCAGCTATCGCAATTAAAGTAGCAGTGCATTCTTTAGAAAAGTATGTTAATGCTATAATGCCACCTAAAATAGCACCTAATACTGTTACGCATAAAAGCCCTTGCGCCATTTCGGTAAATTTCATAGCACCTACTATTTTTATTATTCCAACTAATAATCCTATAGCAACCGCCATTCCCATTAATGCTCCAACTACAGTTTTTGCATTTGGACCGGCAACTTTTGTAGCCACGATTACACTATCAAATAATAAAATTAGTACAGCAATTACACTCATTCCTTTTATTATGTCGCCATTATTCATATTAGCGAGAGATTTTATAACTCCTACCATTAACTTCAACGCTACCGCAACTGCTAAAACCGCAACTCCTGCTTTTGTTGCGTTCTTTCCAGCAAGCCATGTAGATGCAATTATAGCCATCACTGCACCTATTACAACGGCAAAGTTTGCAATGTTGTTTTTTATTTTTTTCGTATCTAAATCTGCAATTTTATCTATTGTTTTAATCATTATTCTTAAGGCTATAGCTATTGCTAATATTCCTAGCCCAGAACCTTTTTGCATTTTGGAAGCAGATAAAGCTATTAATGAAAGTGTTGGAACGATAAGAAGTAAACCATCTACCATACTAGCATTGATTTTTAGTTTACTTAATTTTTTTAATGCTCCGACCAATATTCTAATGGACGTTGCAATTCCAATCATAAGTATGGCGCCCTTAGTAGTTTCTCCACTATTTCTGTTTACAACTAGAAACATGGTAACCAAAGTTCCAAATAATGCCCCTAAAACGACCATTTGTTTTGATATGTTATCTAAATTAACATCACCGAGCATTTTTAATGAAACCACCATAATAAGTAATGATGCGCTCAAACTAAGCATAGTTCCTGATATTTTAGCATCGTTCACACTCGATGTTTTTCCTATTACAGCGGTAAATGAAAGTATTTCTGCTGCTAATAGTCCAAGTACGATTGCTGCATTTCTTACTTTCTTAAAATCTAACATGGACAATATTGCTACTGCACCAGCTAATATTCCTATAGAAACAGCAATTTTTGTTATTCTATCTGTTTTAATATTTTTCTGATATTCAACTAAAACATTTTTTACTCCTCCTAGAACACCTTTTACGCTATCACCTATAGAGAACAATCCTGATATACTTTTTACAAGTTTTTTTATTGCTTTAGCGGCACCTAAAACTGCACCAAATTCGATAATTCTTCCTAAATCAATACCTAATTTATCATTACAGAAATCAATAAAACCAGAAACTAAATTTTTCCCTTTTCCAAAATAGTTACCTATATATTTAATTGCATCACCTATGTTATTTTTCAAATCTGAAATAGATGATAATTTAAGATTGCCGATTGAATCAACGAGTTTATCAATTACATCTTTACAATTTTCAGCACCCTTCTTTATTCCTGAAAAAGCTTTTGTAACTATATTTTTTATATCTTTTACTATTTCCTGAACTATAGATGCGTCCTTTACTTTTTGTATCCATTCACCAATTTTTTTAGTTGCTGATTCAAGTAACTTTGCGACTGTTTTTATAGCTTTAGCAAACTTACTGTCGTTATACAGCCATTTTCTAAATGCTACAATTGCGTCACCGATACTAGCCGTAATACTTAAAATATCAACATTTGTTATTCCTAATATATTAGCTAATATATTAAATGCAAATCTTAATCCGCCTGAAACTATAGTCCTTACAATATCTATTGCAGCAAATAAACCAGCAAATGTACGTTTTACCTTATCTATTACATCAGCGTTATTTATTAAATCTTCTGAGAAATCATGTACGGCTTCGATAATTCCATAAATTTGAATTGATGACTTTTCTGGAAATATACTGTCATATGCTTTTTTAACAGCCTTTCCCATAGACTTTAAAACTTTTGGAATATTTCTTAATGTATCTATAAATAGTTCAAATGTTGTTGGCTTATTTAGGTTTTGTATTAGTTTGTTTAATGGTGTCCCTGTAGCTTTAGCTTGCTTTTGAAGTTTTTTAAGTTCTTTAACTTGTTTTTTTGTATATTTATTATGCTTAACCTGAACTTTTGAAAGCTTTTCTATTTTGATTTTTGAGCCCGTCAGCTTATTATTAACAATACTCTGGACTGTTGCATATTTGTATCCAGCCTTAGTAAGCGCTTTTATTCTAGCTTCACCATTTCCGTATTTACCGCTAATAACATCGTTAGCAACTTTTTTATACTTTTCCAGATTAATTGTAGCCGTCTTTGTAACTTTGCTACTCTTTGTATTGTATTTACTTAACGCATCTTTTAAGATCTCCATGGAAAGCCAGCCATTTTTCAAAGTCTTACGAAAAGAACCTTCTTTCTTAATCATCTTATTGACGTTTATATCATGTTCTTTCGCCGCATTAATTAACGCTTTCCTAAATGTTTTACTTGTTACGCCTGATTTGGTTAATTCTTTCCAAGCTTTAGAATTTACTGTATTTTTACTTGAATCTATTTTCAATCCTTTTAAATTTTTTACTGTAAATTTTCGAGCCTGTTTCATAACCTTGGTAATGTCTTTTATTACGGGCATTAATGCTACATGCACGTCATCTATCACCGGAATTAATGAATTAAATACTTTTCTGAAATTTTCATATGCTGGACTTGCAAATTCGGCACCAATACGTGAAAGTGCAGCCTTAACATTACTCATTGCACCGGTAAAGGTTTTATCTGCGTCTTTCGCATGGTCACCAAATGCATAGTCCATTGCATCAGAAAATGTCTGAAAATCAATAGCACCATTCGTAACCATTGTTCGAATATTTGCTTCTGTTGCTTTAGCTCCTTTAGATATTTTAGCGTTACTTTTTTTTGCACTTTCTGTATATAGTTTATAGAATTCATCCATTCTATCTTTACTACTATTAAAATATTTTGCTAATGATGCCGCCGCATTAAGTCCTCTTCCGGACATTTGCTGAAGCTGTTCGGTCATTAGTCGACCATTACCGGATACTGTTGTAAAAATTTGTCCTATTTCATCATACGAACTTCCAGTCATCGCTGCTACACCGGCAACAGCTCTAAGTGATTTTGTCATATCCTTGCCGGCTTTCATACCAGAAGCTCCCAACTGAGAAGCTACTTTTGCCGCGGAATCAAGACCATATGCTGTTCCCTTTACAGCCTCATTAGCACTAGCCATTGATTTTTCAACGCTCATTCCAAGTCCTTTAAACTGGAATTTAGCCTGTTCAATGTTTAATGCTCTTGCTTTACCACCTTCGCTAATAAGGGTTGGAATCGTGGATGTGAATTTTTTAGCAGTGCTTAATAAAGTATTTGTGATATTAGAAATTACGGTCATTCCAGCGACTTGCAAGGATGACAGCTTTACTTTTACAGTATCTATGCTTTTAGTCATTGAATTAAAAGAAACTTTAGATGCTGCATTCTGTAGTTTTTCGAAACCGCTTGATGAATTTGAAAACTTCAATTTTTCTTTCAGTTTGTCTACGGTGTTCATTGTGGTCGCTACATTCTTCTCGAATTGTTTATTGTCAAATCGCATTTCGACTACACGTTCATCTATTTCTTTACTCATCGCTTTGTAACCTCCTTCCATGCTTCATTTACAATTGCATCAAAAATAGGCTGAATAGCAGGATTGATATAATCTCTTCCTTCTACCCAGCCACCATTTCTTGTTCCATGTCCGTATTGAAGTATAATTGCTATCGGTACTCCGTTTTGTACATTCGAATTATAGAATGCAATTGTAGCTGACCCTTTTTTATGTTCTATACGATAATACCAAGAATCTGCGGTATTACCCGAATCTATAGGCGTAGCAGAGGATAAGGCTCTAACCCCCGCTTTACCATATTTATCCAATTCTCCTAAATGAACAACATCTCTAGCTCTTTCAAGAAATCCCGTTAGTTTAGAAAATTCACCTTTTTGTTTAAAAGAAATCATGTTTATTGCATCCTTTTGTTTTCGTTATCCTTTACTGTTAAATTTTGCTCGTCTGGCTTTATTCAATGCTGAATTACGACTTATTATTTCATTTTTAGACATCTTCTTAGGTGTCTCATTTTTAATCTGGCAAATTTTTATTAAATTAATAAGCCTATTAAAAAACCATTTGTCGCATTCATATGGTATTCCATATGTCGACATTAAAAAATAAATATATTCTGATGATAAAAACGATGAATTACCACTGCCCTGACCATTATTAGTGTCTGAAAACATGGTCGCAGACCTTTTACTAGATATATAATCATTGATTTTATTTATATTTTCAGCGGTTATATATTTGTATACATCATCGGATATATTGTTATCTAATGTCATGCATTTTATATAATAAGCGGTCTCTTCAGTCGTACGCTCCTCTTTAACTAAAAATGGTTTCTCAAACTTTTCTTCCCATTTTGAAATTGAACGAAGACTATGCTCTAAATGCAGCGTTGTCTTTTTAACTTGGATAAACCGCTCCTTATTTTCGTCATATATTTCGACATCAGGATTTTCTATTATTAGCATTTTTATCACCTACAATGCTCTTAAGGCATTGGCACTGGATTTGTATGCTGCTTAGGTAATTCCTGTATCTTTGCAGTTGCCTCCTGAGGAACAATACCATTAATGAAAGCAGATGCTTTTTCTGGACTTTCAATAAGTTCCATAAATAAGTCAGAATATGCCTGTGTGGATTCGAAAGCCTTTGAAATTTCTTCCGATTTATTAAAGTGCAATCCATCCTCACTCTTTTCACCATAAGACTTTAGAATCAAACTCTTAAACTCTTTAATGATTGAAGGTGTATCCTGAGCTTTGATTATTCTATCTAATCTATCACCCAATCCACCATCTGTAGTTAATTCCATTTCAGCAATTTCTGCTTTGTTTAAATTAAAGTAAAAAGTCTTTGTAACTTTTTTTCCATCATAATCTTCAAATGTTCTTGTATCCTTATACATAATTTGTCTCCTTTCAAATAAAAAAAAAAGAGGCGCATTAAGCGCCCCTAAAAATGTTTAATTGGTTAATTAGCCCTGTGCTAATTCTTTTGTTCCAAAAAGTGTAATTACTTCCTGAATTGTAGGCATCTTTGGATCCGCGTCTGTTGTACCATAAATCATATCTTCTAATTGCTTAAGTTTAGTAGCATCAACTTTCATTGAGTTAATTGCGATGTGAGCAATAGGCTTAAATCCCGGAACTTCAACCTTTGTTGTTGAAACTTCATATGACATTGTAGCTGCTTCTGTGTTCTCGTTAATTGTTGCGTGATCTTTCTCTGCAACTCCTGCTTTGCAACCATAAGCAAGATGAATTTTATATCCTGCGTCTGTTCCTTTTAAATCATTACCGATTTTATTTCTCCAAGAAAGTCCGAATTTTCTATGGCTCTGCTGTCCAGCAATAACACCTGCTGCAATTTCTGTTGAACCCTGACATTCTTCAAATTCATCTGGATAGTAAAAGCACTCAATAGATAAACCATATTCTTCGTCTGATTCCATTTCAGCATATACCATATTATCGGCATAATTCTTCGTTGTTTCTCCGCCTGATGGTGTTTCGTTTATGGATGTTAAACCACTCCATGCTACACCTTTGTCATAACCGCCTTCATCTTTCATAGGGAAAAGAACACCTTTATCTACACCTGTTTCATACTGGCGTGTTCCATCTGCATCCCATACTAACTGTTTACCCATATATTCTTCCTCCTATATGTTTATAATAAATACATCATGATTAAGATTATCCGATTTAAACTGTCGATTATATCTACAACCCGGAAGCCGAGATATTTTATCGACAAGTTCACTATCGGGATTTTTGTCTACTACTGTAATCATATATTTATGTGATTGACCGTAGACCGTGTCATCGGCAAAATTGTTGTTTATATCCGAACGTGAATAAATTATTGCCGGATACTCCATATGAAGATTATCGGGAGGTTGAAAATAAACATTTTTGCATATTTGTTTTAGAATCGAATCTAATTTTTCTCTACTGCTGTTCATTATACACCTCTCCTAAAGTTAATATTAATCTTGGATATAGTACCTCAACACTACTTACTTTCCATTTTACGCCCATATAAGTTGCATATCTTATATTATTAATATTTGTACTTATAAATGGGTCACATAGAATACTAAGCTTGTTGGAAATCTCTATATCGCTATTGATTTTATCAACGCTTTTGAATTTCCTATAATTCGATAGCACATCACCACGACACTTTTTTTCTACTATTGTCTCTTCATAAACACTAGGATTTGTTTCCTGTATAATTCCAAACCCTATTATTCCACTATATTTTGCCATTTTGAATTCTCCTGTTGCTTATCCAGCAATACCATTTACTTCTGCTTTAGGAGTTTTAACTTCGTATACAATAGCACCATAAGGTACTGTCATTGCTCCTGAGCATCTTGTTTCCATAAGATACTTCTGCTGGTTATAATCAATATCAAACTGTTCAAATGTGTTGATTTCCCCAAGCTTATCCGCACCGACATTATAATCTCTAAGGTTTACAAGGATACCCTGTAAATCATAGCTATTTCCGTCTTTATCTTCTCTTTTCTGATTTTCAAATACTGGAACAGTAATGATATCTGATGCGCGAAGAGCAGTTTTAAGTTTCTCCATAGTATCATAGATAACTCTTTCATTCTTATCTTCAAGTAAAAGACAATCTGTAAGTATATCTTCTGTTACAAATAATGCTGGATTACCTGAACCCTTGTACAGTTTTCTTGATTTAATCACACCTCTGATAAATGCCTTTGCACGCTCAGCACTTGTTGATTTAGATGTCACATCTTCTAAAGCAAATTTAACAGTATATAAATCAGCGTCTTTGTAAATAGGTCTGATATTCTGTTCGTTAATTTTATCATCTGATGATGTTGAACGTCCGTCGCCAATGAAAAACGCTCTTGCTAATTCTTCATTAAGCATTACACGCATTTCATTTTTCATAAATAATAATGCGTCAAAGTCCGTAATATCCACTAAATCATCTCTGTCGATTTTCTGCTTTTTATACACAGTTGTAGGTTCTGTTGTTCTCTTTAATAAAGTAAATACTTCTTCTTTCTTTAACTTTCCTTTAATGTAACCCTTAGCTCTTGCTTCATCTGCTGTGATGTTAGCATGAATTGATTTAACACGTGAAAATGGTGTACGATGTACATGACTCATAACGTAGCTAACCCATTCCATATCTCTACTAATAAAAGTAGGTTCCTGTGTTAAGTTCTTTGCATCTGGGAATAAATAATTGATATTTTTCATTCCATAGTCTTCTGCATGAGCTAAAAATGTGTTGTCAATTTTTTCCATTGTAACACCATGCTGTAACATTGAATCTTTCAAAGTACCGTATCTCTTAATGTCTTTCATTATTTCTTTAATGTCGCTATGACTAAGAGTTTCTGCTGCTGGTGCACTATTCTTATCGAATGCATTCTGTTTCATAGTTTCGTCTCCTCCTTCGGATTTCTTATTTTTTTTATTTTTTTCTTCTGACGCTTTTTTATCGTCATCAGACAACGCTTCTCCTACCATTCCTAGTAAAAGATTCTGTTGTTTTTCACTCATTGAATTAAAGATGTCTTCAGGAGTTTCTTTTTTCTCTTTATCATCTTTTTTGTTTTCTTCTCCTTTGTCATCTTCTGCTTCTGCTTCTGTTTTATTTTCTTTGTTCTTGGTTTCATCTGTATTAGTTTTTTCAGATTCTTCCTTATCTTTTTTTTTATCAGTCTTGTCTTCTTTGTCATCGGAATGACATAAAGTAATCACTTCGTCTGTGTAAACAATTCCTTCATTTTCATCAGAGTCTTCACCATGAGCCATTGAAATAGAGTCAATGCATGCTCCTGGATTTGCTCCTGCTAAAACAAGGCTGACTTCTTTAATACTTCCATGTATGACGTCATGCATCTTATGCTTAAGGTTGTTAGCAAAAATTGAAAGTGCATTAATATCTCCGTTTTCAATCTGAAGTCTTGCGTTCTTTCCATTTTCAGTATCGTTTAAAGTACAATATGCTCTAACACCGTCATCACAATTTTTAAGTAATGCGTGTCCAATTACATTTGATGGGCTATCATGCTGGTGGTTCCAAACTAATGGAACGACTTTTCCGTCATCTTCAATGAAAGCATTTTTGCGGATTGTTCTACCATCACTACATAAGATGTCATTTTTAGTAGCCCATCCAGCAAAGTCATAATTACTACTCATTTTGATTTTCCTCCGTGTTATCATCTATTTGTTCCTGCTCCGTTTGAGGCGCCACTTCTGTTGATTCTTTTTTTATATTCTTGTTTTTCAACTTATCGGCATTAGGGTCATCGCTTGGCTTCTTGCCTAGAGACTGACGAACTTCATTAGTAGAAATTATCTCATTTCTTGTAAGGCTGTCAGATATGTTGGCAATCTTAGAAACCGGTATAAGTTCAAACGGATCTCTAAAGAATAAAATAGACTGCCCTTGTGTTCTGGCAGTCTTTGTTAAAAACTTTCTTTTCATTTCTTCAACTAATACTGTTAAAATAGGTTTGCATATTCTAACATAATAGTTGTTCATTGTATCTTCATTGGCGGTTCCATCGAGTATTGATTGTGTTATTCCTATTTGACTATATACCATTTTTGTAAGATACTCGATTTGACTCATCAAGTTATTATCAACTGAACGATTCAATTGTGTAACTCGTTCGGTTGAATCAATGTAGGCAATACCATATTTAGAATTCATTAACTGGTCTTCTATATCGGCTTTTCTTGCATTCGCACGTTCTCGCTTAAGGTTAGTCTTTACTGAGTACGGAAGCTGAATAATTAAATCCATTTTTCCACTGCCACTTTGCTCATCTATGGCATCTAAAAGATTAAGTTTTCTTATTAATCGTTGCATAGTGGAATTCGGTGCATTCATTACTGAATAAAATGGATTTTCTATTATTGCCGTTGTTTTTTTAGGAACAATAATTTCTTCCTGCCTTCCTGTCAATTCATTATATGCTCTTACTCTTACTGCATTAGCATACCACTCGATGATTTTTCCAGTTCGCAGACTGTTAATCTTAAACGATGTATCTTTTGGGTCGAAGTCAGTGTCTATCGGAACTAACGCTACAACCCCTTCATCGAGCATTGAAAGTACAGCATCTTGAATAAATGATCTTCCTGTTTGGTCTATATTTGCTTCTACATGTAAACAGTCATTGAGAGATGATTTCATTAAAGACTTAAATCTATTTTCATCATCTACTTTAACGTGGCTTATTTCATTTGAAGCTACATCAACCGATATTCTATTATAAATAGACGTTATGATGGAACGCTCTGTTCCGGTAGACAACCTTATCTTGTCTTGTCTATATCCGTACCCACCGCCAATACTCTTATATGTAGGATCTCTGTTCATAAAGGCATTAAAGGCATGTTTAAGCCTATTACCAAGTCTTATTTCCATTTTGATTATTTCCTCCTAAAATAAAAAATACAGATGAGTATAAATTCATCTGTTATTCGAAAGCATCACTATTTAATTTATATGCTACATAAGCATCCATTAAAGCTGCTACTGCGTCAATCTTATCTTCATATCTTTTCTTAAATAGTTTTCTTTGTCCATTAGTATCCTCTTCAACAATACAATTTCCCATAGTATATGAAACTAATTCTTCATCAAATAAAAGCATTCTTTTTTCTGACAATTTTTTCAGTTCGCCCAATGGAACTGTTTCTGTTTTTTTACCTTGGATTACCTTATCAACACCGAATGGTCCATTTTCCATCTTATAACGTGCAATGAATTCGTCTGCATTATAAGGGTCATATCCAACCGCATTTACATCATATCTATGCTTAATAATAAAATTATCCAAATCATCGTAAACATCATCCATTTTTAAAACAATTCCGTTAAGAACAACAAGACTTCCTTCCCGAATAAATTCGTCATACTTAATTCTCATTGCTGCTGGAAGTTTTCCTAACGTATCCTCTGTTATATAATTAATAGTTTTAATTCCAAAGAATCCATTAGAAAGTGGAAATAGAAAAGTGAATGAACAGAAATCATCTCCTTGTGAAAGGTCAATGCCCAATGCACAAGGCATATCATCATAACTTCTCTTCCTATGTGGTATTGTTTCTTCATAAGGGAAATAGTACGTATACCCAGCCAATGGAATACCAAATCTTTTTGCCAGAATATCGTTTCTTGCTGCTGGTGCTTTTTCAGCCCTTTCAACATCCAATTGATATGTTTCAAAGCTGACAGTATGACCTAGATTTGGGTTTGCTTTTAACCACATTTCTGGCATACTAACTTCATCAATACTATCTAATTTGTACCAAAATATAGAAACATGCGGATTGTCATATTCGCCCTTAAGAATATCCATCAATTCCATCTTCATAGTATCGCCTACGCCATTTCGAACTGTTCCTTCTGAACTTGTTGCGATGATGAGATAATCGTCAACCTTAGATGCACCCTGCTCTATTGCACCGATTACATCTTCTCTTGTATCTCCTGATAACCATTCATCTACTGACGCATATTTACATCTTAAACCTTGGAGTTTGTCTATAGACATGGCTCGAACTTCCAAATAAGAATTTGTAAGTGTATTTTCTATACCTTTTTTCGTAGCCATGAGTTTCATCCTATTTATTTTCGGACCTGTTGTGTTTTGAAGAGAACCTTCTGTTAGAAATCGAAATAATGGACCTTTTGCTCTTGTTATGGCTGTTTTAATTGGTGCCATTACTTCTTCTGATAATTTCATTGTTGGTGCTGTTGTTATTTGGTGAGTTGTTGTAGTGTCTACATTTAAACCGTATGAGTGAATATATGAATCATATAGACTCTTAGCAGCACCTCTACCTATAATTAAAAATTGTTTATGACGTAATCTTCGTTTAAAACGTTTAATAACATATCTACCGCCATTAGGTAACGGCTCCCATATTCTACGTTCCTCGAAGTAATACCATCCAAATACCTGCTCACCCCAAACTTTAAAAGTGTCAAGAAGTTTGACATCTGAACCATCAGTAAGGGTCATTTCATTTTCGCAGTATTTAATCCATCCCTCTACTACAGCACCGTCATAATAAATCCCGAGATTTTCTATAAGGTCATCTATTCGATTCATTTCCATAGAAATTTCTTTATTTACAGGTATTTCTCCTGCTATGACCGAATCTCTAAATTTCTTATAGTATTTTGGAACAGCCGTATTACTCAACTCCATATTCCTTCACCTACTTCTTCTGTCCTTTTTTCGGATTTACAATTTCTTTTCCAGCCATTTTATTTACTGCTGTTCCTAAAATATATGTAGCTGTCTGCTCAGCAATATTCTGACCTGAACGTTTTAAAACATCAGTTACAAATTTCTTGCCGGCATGGACTTTTTCTGGCGGATAAGAAGTTTTCATAAGATTGTTGTATCTATTTTCCAAATCCAATCGATTAATCTTATTACGTAGTTCTTCATCCGACAAAGATTTAATATCTATGTTCTTTTTATCTGAGCTACTATTATTCGAGTTTGTATCTTTTTTATCCGAACTCTTATTTTTAGTAAGTCGACCAAGAAGTTTTCCTTTGTGGTGATATGGATTATCTCCCGAACCCCATGGATATCTCCCTGAGTGTTTGGGGGTTCCATAATGTGTAAGCTCGTTACTTTCCATTTTGAATTTCCTCCTAGTTAGTCAGTCTCCACTCTAACTCATCTGCTTGTGATTTCATTAGGTCTGCCACGTATGAACTTTGTGGTGGATCAAATATTAATTTTACTCTAAGAAAGATATAAGTTTTTGCACTTAGCTGATTTGGTCCTGTAATGAAATCACGCCACTTTTCATCTTTTCCTGTTATATAGAAACCATCCTCTGGTCCAACACCTAGTTGAGTTAGAATTGAAAAAATTGTATTAATGTGCATTGTTATGTCATCATCAAATGTGTCATCTTCGGCAATCCCACCTATTAACTGCTTTATAGACAATAATATACTTTCATCGTCTATTGTGTTTGCCTGTTCATTAATCAATGTACTATACATATTTCTCCTTACTGTTCAATTCGAACAAACTGTTTCATACAGAAGCCATGAAGATTGTTCTTGCTTGGAACTTCAACTTCGAAAAACTCCTCCGAGCAGTCTTCACGCTCAATAATTACTAAATCACAACCTTCTTTTAAAACATCAATAACTTCTGCTTTTGGAGACGCTTCTTTTCTTACATTTAGCAAAACACAATTAACTACTTTTGCATTTTTTCTAACTTCCGTTTCCTGAGTAGTAGTTGTAGTTTCTAAAAATTCGTCATCATAAAATTCGTCATCAACGATTTTATCATCGGCAATTTTTGTTACAACTGATTCCTGTTTAACCTGTTCGTTGTTTTTGTTTGAATAATTTTTATAATTGTTTCCCATTAATAATTCCTCCTGATTTTTTCCATGGACAAGTATCGAAAGGTGTTCTTTCTTGATGTTCCATTAATAATAAATTTTCATTTCCATAATGTATCGCCTTGTGTGTTGCATCCGTAACACACACCATATATTCAATGTCGTACGCTAAAGGATTTCGATTTAAAATATCTTTTACCGTTATTGGATTCATATGATGTACTACTAAAATACTTTTCTTGGATATGCTTAATCCTTCCATAGCAAGGTCACACCCATTATCCCTTTCGATGCAAGCGTTTCTAATTTCTTTCCATTCATCCGAAGAATAGAAAATTTGATTAATGTATCTATCGTGTCCAAAAGTTTCAACACCAACTAAACCATCCAACTTTAAATATTTAAAACGTTCTTCATAAGAAGTTTTTTTTATTAGTTCTGAATATGTTCTAATCATCATCGTCGTCTTCTTCGTATTCCTCATATACTTCTTCGTTACCGCTATAGGTTTTCATTGCTTCTATAGCTTCCATATATGTTTGCTCTAATTTGGTATTGGATTGAAGGTTTTCAGTTTTAGCCACAAGTAACTCTTTTTCTTTTTCTTTAATCTCTTGTGCTAATCTTTCTTTCGATGAAGCAAGACTTAAAAAATGAGTAATCACCTGTGAGGATGCCGTTCCATTTCTAAGCTGTTCTTCTGCACAATCCATAGCTAACGCAATACATATGTTTTCTCTTTCTTCCGGCGTGGTAGCCGGTTTCCTACTGACCGCCATTATTTCGCACCTCCTTATATACTTCTTTTTAATGACATTTGATGTATTTTAGTCATAGTTGTTCCTTACACCCACAAGACTTTTTTACGAGATGAAAGGAGAATATATATTACATCGATTAATGTTTTACTCTCAAAGTTGCAGAGAAAGGAGGCACACTAAAAACTCTGCGTTGTCTTGTGAGCATAAGGAACAACTATGACTAAATCCATTTTGGCTTTTTCAAAAATCCCGCCGGAGGAAAATTTAAGACCGCCGCGATGTGAGGGGGGGGTGTTTTTTGTGTACCCCTCCCCCTATGTTAAGCTGGTGCTTGAACTTTCTTGTAAATGTTGAAAATATCATATTTGATTATTTCGTCAATTGCTCTTTCAATCTCTTTATTATTTTCTTCATCTGTCATTTGGTCTGAGATTTTCACAATTCTTGCCAAATATTCGCTTGAATTGTAGCCTTTTTCTCTATCATATGCATCCCATTCAGGAAACTGAGTGAACGGATTGTATGGATTATCGGTTGTTGTTATACAAAATCTTGTGCCTTTATTTGTATTATTCATTGATATTCACTCCTTCCTTTAAAGATATTTATGCACTGTTGATGTAGAAATTCCAAGAGCTTTAGCTATTTCGGCTATTGTATAACCAGATGAGTTCATAGCAGCAATCTTACTAATTTTTGCATTACTAAGTTTTGTTGTCGTTCTTGGAGTTGCTCTCTGTCTTACATCGTCAATGTTTGTGTTGCTAAGTATTTGCGATAGTTTAGTTTTGCTAATTGCACCTGATTGAATTGCTTCCCATTCTTTATCATCTATAACAATCTTGCTTCCTTTACTATCAGCACCAACTTGATTCCTTGCGTCATTCAATGCCATTTGTTTTGCTTTCTTCAGTTCTTCTTTTGACATGTTTGGATATTCCTGTTGCTTAGCTTTTATTGTCGCATTTGCAATTGTTTGAGCCTTTCGTTCTTTAGGTTTATTCTTTAATGCAGTGTTTAACTTACTGTCAAGCGAAGCTACTTCTTTAGCATATGTAATCGCTGCTGATGGTGAACGTTCAATCTCTTTAGTTGATATCATTTCTTTACGGGCTTTATTACCTAAGGTCTTCATGGCATTGGCATATTCTGCATATGCTACCTCTTTAGCATTCTTAAAATCTGACACTAAATCCATGGCATCCTTTGCTTCTGCCATCTTGGTACTCTTTATTGTTCTATACTGGGTCTTGCCATTCTTATCGACATATGTTTCTTTGACCTCGTTATATATCTTCTCCCCGGTATCTTTATCGATCTTAGGGGACCCTTTACGTTTAAGTACATACTCGGTAGACTTTGCCTTAGATATGAGGGTTGATGCCCCACCATACCCATTGTCATCCAAATGGGACTGGTACTTTTTCTTAAGGGCGGTGATATTATTATCTGCTTCGCTTTGTTTATAGTCTAGCCCATGCTTCTCAGCATCAATGACCACCATACTATGTCTAACAGCTCTGGCTAATTCATCCGAAGTTGCACCCTTAAGTGTCATATCAGTTATAAGGTTAGAGATTATACCCATTTCAGTTTGAGTATTCTTCATAGCCTTAAATGTTCCTTTTGGTTTTCCACCATATTCTAATTTAGGATCAAATCCCTCTAATCCCTGTAAAGCGGGTGTCGAAGTAATTTTTATCTTGCCGCCTGTCGGTATGACTGTAACTGCATCACCATCAAAGTCTGCACCTGATAGTCTTTCAGCAACCTTACTATTAATTCCTATAGCATCCTTACTGTTTACACCTATAACTTTCTTTGCTTCCGGTATTTTATTATTTACAGTCAATATAGGAATCTCAAAAGTTCCACCATGAGGATATCTTATTAATGCTACCTGTTCTCCATTATTATAGTTAGGAGCATACACTTCATTATCTCTAATAGATGTAAGCGGTAATAAAACCTGATATTTTTGTCTTGGTAAAGATGCCGCTTTCAAATGAACTGCTGCCGCATCACAATCATCCGCAAATGATGCAAGTAAAGTTTTTTTAACAGTCGGATTTGTCAATGAGCATATTTCATCAAATTCAGCCACTTTATCTGCTGCTGTTAATTTCAATTGTTTTTTGATTAAACTTATAGGTTGTTTGGATAGGAACTGTGATGGTAATTTATCACTCCAGTCTGCCCAATCTCCCTCTTCTGCTCTTTTGTTAATTAGCCCTAACTGTTCTTTACCATTCTTATCGATATATTTATACTGACCTCCAGCTTTGATTAGTGAACCAAATGGATTTTCAGGGTCATCTTTTATATTCTTAAGAACATCTAATTTAGGTGTGCCTTTTTTCTTATTGGTATTAAAGATTACATCTACGCCATCAGGCATATCATCGGAATATACAGCCATTCCTTTGATATATTTCTTTCCATCCACTAATATACGAACCTGTGCATAGTGTGAATTTCCAAGAGATAAATCATCTACTCCTCTTCTTATTTCGACAACACCATCTTTCTGTAGTCCACCTTCTTCGGCATATCTTATCTTGAGTCGTTTAGAATCCATACTTTTGGGATATTCAAACTTGTCAAATGTATCTCCACCGTCTCTTGACTGGTATTCTGTAACCGTATTAATCTTGTCAAAATTGTATATTTCTTTATGTTCTGTTCCAGGGGGACACACTACTTTTAAATTTGTTTGCTTTCCCGGATTTGTTACCTGTGGGACACCACCACCATAAGTAGGATAACCCTCTAATTCTAATATATAGAGAGCCTGATTAAGTTTGGTCGAAGATACTCCAAGTTCTCTTTCAACTCCTGTACCAACGTCAATCATTCCCTTTTTATTGATTTGTTCTTTTAGAAAATCAGCGGTTTTTCTTGCTGCATTCATCCTTGCTTCTGATTCTTTATTTAACAGAGTTCTTACAGAAGAGTCATTCTTAAATCCCATTTCTTTAGCTATAGCATTCAAACTATATCCCTTAGCTCTTAAAGATTTAACTTTTGCAACTTCTTCTGTTCTGATAGCTTCTCTGGCTAATGCTTTTTGAATTCTCAACTGCGATGTGTTTAGTCCAAAACTTTCCGCTATTTCTTTTTCATTAAGTCCTTTATTTTTTAAGGAATCAATTCTACTTAAGAAAGTTCCGCTATGTTGATACGGACTGTCACCCGAACCCCAAGGATATCTGCCTGAATGTCTGGGAGTTCCGTAGTGTTTAAGTTCTTTCTCATCCATACCTACATTTCCTCCATCTTAATTTGATCGATTATTTTATCGAAAGTAACAATCTTATCCATGATTGGCACGATTTCATCAGTTCTAGGCTTATAGAATATTCTTTTATCAAACTGATAGATTCGAAGTTCAATATTAATATCTGACGGTTTTACATCGTACTCTAAGCAAAATAGTGCAGTATAGACTAAAAGTTGTTCAATTTTAGCTGGCGTATTTCCTGTTTTTAAATCATGAATTCTTAAAAGATTATTACTGAATTTAATTGCATCGGCTGTTCCAAAGCAATTATCAGAATAATACAATACCTGCTCCGGTATCATTTGGAATCCTATTGCGTCATTGACATACATATTTAATGTCTGATTGTTTCTTGGCAATTTCTGTTTTAAAGAAATACATTGTGCAGCAAAATCATGTAATATCGTTCCTCTTTGTACAGCTAAATGATTTGTGTACGCAGATGCAATCTTTTCAGCATCATAATTAATCCAATGATATTTGCTTGCCCCAAGAAAAGAATGACACCCTTTAAGATTTGAATGTTCTTTGAAGTTCATCAAGTACCTCCTCTTTATTTCCGGGATATATAAATCTCGAAAATGACATGTCGTTCATTTTATTAACGTAGTATTCTTGATTCGGTCGTTTTGAAGCTTCCGCACTTTTCTTACATTCCAAAGTTGCCCATTTGTCATTGTATAAAATAAGCAAATCGGGAATCCCTTGAATGTCGCCTGAATCCATTTTGGTTATTATGCATCCGGGAAACATTCTCTTTAGCTCTTTTTTTAAATCCGATTGAAATTTACTTTCTAACATACGTCTCTCTCCTAATTATTTTTCTGCAAATAAAAAAGAGAAAGTTTATGCTAAAATGCATATTTTCACTCTCTCTTCATAAAAGGGCTTGTTTTTTTCGCGTACTTAAAAATGGCCGATTTTTTTTATTTATTTAAAAATTACGTCATAAGTAAAACCTTGAGCGTTCCAATGCTCGACAATTAACTTCTGCTCGTCTTCATCCAATGGTTCCTCTTCATTAAGACTTTTTACATATCTTATTTTCTGTATGTTATCATCCGTATAAACAGCATTGGCTCTTGATAATATTTCTTTAATTTTCTTTTCCTTATCCACTCTTGATAATATTTTACAAACTCTGTTCAATTCTTTATCATTCAACATTTTCATTAGTTTTGTTTCCTTCCATTCTTTCGATAGCATTACATAATCTATGAATTGCAGATGCGATAACACATAATCCACAAACAACAATAAACGCTGATTCCTTGGTATTCACATATTCAGCAAATGAAATCACCATTAAAATAAACCACATATTTTTTTATCCTCCTTTTAAGTCTTGCCCAGAAACCCACTTTTTTCTGTCTATTTATATATATTTATAATTTTTTAATTCACAATTAAATAGAAATAAAAGTGGGAAAGTGGGCAAAATTCCTGCAATCCCTTTATTTATCGGGGTTTCCGGCGCCCACTTTCATTTTCAAAAGTGGGCAAAAGCCCAGAAAAAGTGGGCAAACCGACAAGAATTTTCATAAATTTTTATAGTAAGCCCAGAAAAAGTGGGCAAAACCCAGTTTTAAAAATCCAAAAGTGGGCTAAATTTTTCTACATTTATGGGCGTACGTTATATATTTTTTCATATTTAACTTTCTTAACATCGTCACCTCTTAGAACGTAAACCCATTTTGGATGCTTTCCTACTAACCCGTATTTAAAACCTAATACAAGATATGGACCAGATAAGTTCGGACATTTTTTATTGCAACCCTCAACAAATTTACGAGCAGCACAACCAGAACATTTTTTCAAGTCCATTATGACATCACATCTCGCACCCATCATTGATATGGTTTCTCTCATTTCCTATACCTCTCTATCTCTATCTTTAATTAATTCATCCGTCTCTGTATATTCTCTATTATATTCAGACGGGTCATATGCGTCTCCGTAGACTTCTCCATCTCTTTCTATTTTGTATCCAGCATCTGAATATGTATGAATAAACTTAACACCATTAATTACTTCTTCTTTCTGTACAATCATTACTTTACCTCCGTAGTTATTTCTGTATCTTTAAAATCGTATAACACGTCTTCGTCATTCATAATCTGTCCGTCAGAATACATATTTTCAATCTGATACGTGTTCTTAAATTGTAATACTGTTGTATCTTTTGGTAGTTCATACTCCACTGAATCCACATAAATATATGCACTCTCTTTTTTGCTCCAATATGGATCTTCATATATGGTTCCTTCTATTTTAATAATTCTGTTAGCCATTACCGACCAGTTAGTTGCAATTCTATATTGTTCTACTATAATTTCAGGAACGTATATATAACCATATTTATTTAATCTAATTGGAGTACTACCAAGCGCGTTTGAGTGTGACATAGCGCATAATGAATTTGCTCTTAATATAACGGTTTTTAAAACACTGCATCCATAAAAAGCACTATCTGCTAAAGAAGCATTCCAATTCACATCTACAATTTCCAATCTGGAACAGTTAGCTATAAACTGATAACTTGATAAGGTATTAAAAAAGGGGACAATTAGTTTTTTAATATTTGATACACCGTTAAATACTGGCGCACCTGTAAAAACACCATGCTGAAAACATACAAACTCTCTTATTGAACAATACGAAAATGCTCCGCTGCCAATAGTAGTAACATTAGGAGTATTTATTTTTTGTAATGACTTCTTACTATAAAAAGCATACGGTGATATAACTGTAATCTTATCATTTTCATATGCCGTTAATTCGTCGTTAATAAGCTTATTAACTAGAGTATCTTCTCCAATCTTAGCTACTTTATCCACTAAATCCGATAATGTGTCTTCTTTATTCACCTCTATATGTCTGTCAATTAAAGTATTTTTCAATTTTTCTTTTATTTTAACCAAACTTTCTAAATCCCACATATTAGTCATTTTCATCACCTCCAACATATTCGTTTACTAAATTACTGATAACTCTTTCGTCATTTTTCTCGAGTTCTTCCTTTATACGTTCGGACACTCTCTGCTCTATTTTTTCAGAAGAGTACACTTTTTCTTTTGATGTTGTCCTATCATCAATAGTTGGAAAATACTCTTTGCATTCTGTAAGAACTCTAGCAACAATCTTTTTCATTGTACTTTCAGATATAATACCGTTCCCACTCCATCTGATAGGCATTTTGGAACTTGAATTTACTGGATTAGATAAACATTCAGCACATGGTTCACAATTTTCATTTGTCTTCTCATTCTTACAAGTGCTGCAAAATTCACTATAGTCTACTTCGTTCAAATTTGGATCATCCATGTATTTCATCCTCCTCACTGTAAAATTTAACATCGTTTTTAGTTAAATGTACTAATGTTAATCCTGAAATCATTAAAAACACCCCAACTACTACTCCTAATAGAAAATATAATAAATCACTCATCTTTATTTCTCCCTTTTATTTTTAATTATTCATTTTATCGTCTTCTATAGCCTTAGCGATACATGCTGATAACGGTGCGTGTTCAAGAAGAAGTTCTCTTTCTCTAATATCATCTCCTTCGTTCGTAATCCAATCACCTATTATATATAAATTACAATTAGATGATAAAATGTCTGTCTTACGATTCCAATATAAAACCTGAATCTCGTATGCAGCATTTGAACTAATCACATAACGATATAAACCTTTCGTTATTTCATTCCAATTTTCTAAATCACTTATTTTTGATACATTTGTTCCCATCTTTACTCCTCCTTAAATTACCATCTATATTTACGCTCAAGCTGACGATATTTTCTCATGGCTAATTTTGTTTCTGTATAGGTCAACCCTACACAATTATTGTAGCCATCTGAATTAATATCCTGCTGATATGACTGAATTATATGATTTTTATTCTTTTTATGCATAATAGAAAGACATTGCATATAATTATATTTTTCATTTCTTCTAATATACAAAGCTCCAAATTCTGACTCCTCTTTTTTGAGCCACCCATTCTTTTTTAACTTTCTGTCTACTAAATTAAACATTCTTGAAACCTCCTAACGATTCAACAACTTTATTAGCTGCATTTTCTAATTCTCTAAATGATTGAATAACCCTATCAGTCTCTATTTTTTTCTTCTCTTGCTTACGTCTGTATGCTTTCTCACGTTTTATATCACTTTTTGAAATCATTTTGGCTATTTTCCTCACTTTCAAGTATATCTCTTATTTTTGTTAAAATGTCCTCAACAATCTTTCTGGTTGATTCACTTAACTGAATATAGTCTTTTCGCTTTTCATACCAGTTAAATATTTCATATAAATCTCCAGTTTTCCAACTGAATGACCACCAATCGCAAATCATTTCGATGATGTAATAAGTTGGCATATCTAAAACAATAGTTCCCTCTTTTTCTTCATCGTTAATTAATACCCAGTGCTGCCAATGGTGTTGGTTATTATGTATATGATGTAACCAAGCTTTATTAAAATCATCAATACATTTATAAGACTTATTATTTCCATAAAAATATTCGTCATAGGCATAATATTCTTCATTAGACCATTTACTAATATCGTGTTCTGTGATAATACGGTCTAATTGTAATCCTTCATCACAAGCGCTCTGCTTTGCTTTAGATATAATATCGGGTAAGTTTTTCTCCATCCAATCGTATGCTCGTTTTACGTTAGTTACATGTTCGTTTATATAATTTGTGTATTGTGTACTCATATTTTTTCTTGCTCCTTCTTAATTTAGCGTCAAATTGTGCTAATGTTTTTGTATCTTTGTACCATCCTATTTTTTTCATCTTCTTTATAAACACATCCGTTTCATAGGCTGTAAGTGGAAATAAATGACGTGAATTGTCATCGTCTAAATATAGAAACGTCAATATTGTATGTCTACCATCATTTCTTTTTGATAGAGTTACAACTTGCCAACCTAAGGAAGCAGTTCGTTCATACTCGCATACATACTCGTTTTCTTCGATTGCTTTAAAGCCTAATTCTTTAATCTGCTTATTTATTGATTTAAACATCTTTTCGCTCCTTATCTTCATACATAGCCAACTTCTGTATAGCATTATCAATTACTTCATAGTTTCCTTTCTTTGCGAATGCACCCTCGTTGAATTTCTTTTTATTTTTTATAGCTCTACTTATAGATAAATCAATACTTGAATTACTTTTTAAATGATAGTAATACAAGTCCAAAAAAGGTGTATTCAATCTGTCTATTCTGCCACAAGCTTGAGCTAAAACTTTATAACTATAGTTTTGCGAGAAGAATATAATTGTATCCGTTGTGATACAATTCCATCCCTCTGCACCGGCATTATATTGGACTAAATACACCCAGCTATCACATTTTGGGACTGGTTGGTGCTTATGACCATTCCATTCGGCTATCTCCACATCCTTGCTATAATATATATTTTTTAATAACTCCAACTCGTAGTCAAAGTTATAGAAAATAATTACTCTAGGATGTTTTTCAAAAATTTCTAAAACAGCAACCTGTCTTGAGTCGTCAGAATTGATAATTTTTCGTAATGCATAACATAATTCACTTGCACTATTTATTGGTTCGTTATCCCAAATATTCCAACGTTCTTTAGACACCTCCTTATACGTTGTTTTATCATATTTAACTATTACATTTTCGTGATGAGCAATGGTTTTTCTTTTAAAATCCATTTTTATTAGTATTGAATTTCTTAATCTTACTAATCTGCCAGTATTAATGAATCTATCTATTTTGGGATATTTAGAAAACCTACTATATATAACATGCTCTCTTGTGAATTCTGTTTTATTTTTATAAAAGCCATTGGCTATGAATACAGGAACATAATCCATCCAAGTATCTCCCGGAGTTGCAGAAAGTAAAACCCATTTATTATTTTTTGCTATTTTAAGAAAAGCTTTTACCCAAGCCCCATAACCAACGACTCTCTGTTCGTCAAATATAAAAAATGCGTCTTTTACATTTTCATATTTTTTTATGTTATTCCATGAATCCACTATTACATTTTGAGAGCCAATGTTGTTTTCAGATTTTGTTGATAGCAACAATCGATTCATGTCTTCTTCCCATTCAAGACTATCTCGTTTTTTAGCAGTAGTTATTATATATAAATCAACAGGATTACAGTCGTCCATCGGTACATAAGGATTTAATTCTCCACCATTAAGTGTGAAATAATACGCTAATGCAGTAATTGATTTTCCCGAACCAACACCACCACAGAGAATGCAACCGTTTTTCATTTTTTTTACTGCTTCCTCTTGATAATCATATAACTTAACTGCCATTTTGGTATTTCCTCCTTAATCCCAATCGTATAATTTAAACGTTCTTCCTGAACTGCAAATAGATCCTTTATTATTTTTGAAAACTTTTACTTTCTTATTATCTGTTGTTTGACTTAATAATTTTTCAAGTATTTCTGGATTTGAAAATGGTTTGTTCGACCGTATCAAATAATAATGATTATGTAGTTTATGTCCACCACGAACACTTCGCATTATTCCTTCCGGAGTTCTATCAAAATATTTAGCCAAAGTTTCGGACTTGAAAGTCCCGATATATTCATTCTCAGAAAATAAATCTATATGCGCATATGGTTTTGGCATTTTATCTCCTCCTTATTTTTAATAATTCTCTGGAAAAAGTATCGTAGTACAACTTCTGTCTGCCTCTGTAATTATCCAAATAGTTGTATCTTCATCATATTTATAGACTGCTAAAATACGTTCTCCATTTTGCACAGCTTCATCATTTTGTTTAGCATCTTCCTCACAAATATCGCCCCAATCACACTTACAGTATCGTTTACAAAATGCTTTATTAATGAACGCCATAAAATCTTCATCGTTCTCTGCTCTTTCTGCCACATCATTAGTTACATACAAATTTCCGAATTCAAATTCCATAACATTCTCCTTTCATATAAAAGAGCGCTAATCTTTTGAAAGACTAACGCTCTGAAGATATTTTATTCTTCTGGTGATTCTTCATCCGCATACTTATCAGCAAATTCATCCTCTTCAATAGTCACATACATTGTCTTTAAATATGCTTTAACTCCTTCTTTACCGTTTACTTCCCAGCAGTAAGGTCTTATTGATAAATCAACGTTTTTAATTTCTGCAAAATCCAAAACGCTAATAGATTCTTCTCCTAAAGGTGTCTTATTAGACCCAGTTACAAGAACTACTCTAGGTGGACGTCCATTATAAGCAACTGCTACATCTAATATATAACTTTCGTCATCATCTTCATCTCTTGGGCTTAATGTTCTGATGTTCCATCCGTCTTCTTTTAACATTTTGGCATCATTTTCGTCCCCAATAATTACGCTAAAATTTCTTGATCCTGCTCTGTTGAATTTTGTTTCTCTTCCTGAGAAATTTCTAAATAAAATTTTTGCATCTTCAATTACTATATTATTTGGTTGTTTCATATCTTTTCTCCTTTATTCAATCTATTTATTTATTTATTAATTATTTTGTAATCAGTATAAACTGGACGTCCGTCTTTAAACTCTGGTTCAACATATGGTTCGTCGGACCTAAACCATTCTATGTCACCATAAGTAATAATTGTGTTAGCGGCATCTGTTACTAAGTTATCGTAGTATAAACGGTCTATACAGTCTTCCTTATTTAATTCCTTAACCATTTCAGACTCAAGCCATCTATACCCTTTAGTTCCTGTGGCTGCATAATATTTACCATTCTTTTCACGTACAAGTTGTCCTCCGCCGCTACCTGCTTTTATAGGGCAGAACTGACCAACTCTTCCGATGAATTTATATTTATGACCTTCATTTATTTTGGTTTCCAATTCTTCATCAGATAAATCACTATACTTTAATAGCAATTTTTCATCTTTTTTAGCCGGTTCTAAATTGTTCGAGTTCCAATCTGGCATTTTAATACGCAATTGTTTCACCTTTTCATATTCGGTAACATCTGGTAAACCTTCATTCATATCCAAATATAAACTTGATGTGACAGATTTAGTTTCACACATATCCTCGAATAATATTTCTTCACCACTGAAAAGAGTTTTAAACACATAAGGCACAGCAAACTGTGTTCCTGTAGCAGTCCACTCGTTTTCTTTCTTTTGATTTTTCTCTGGAACGTATCCATAACGATTTTCACAAAATTCCTTTGATGCATATTTTGCAATATAAACGGCGTCATTGACTAAACACATTCTGTCATATGTAGCCTCATGTTCGAATTTATAACCGTACATTCTTCCGTATTCCATGACAAAATCAATTATTTCTGGTGTTGCATCTGGTATTTTAATAGAATCTGTCTTAATATGAGCTGCAATAAAACCTCTTTTAGCAACTTCAAATTTAAGATTAATCATAAATAATGCTCCACGTTTAGCGACAATGTTGTCTACATTTCTAATATCTCTAAATGCGTTTTCAAATCCTGCTGATGTTAAACCATATACAGAATTTATTGCTATTTTCAAAGCATAAGCTAAATCGTCTGGATTATAGTCGCCATTAAGAAATTCCTCTAATGCTCCATTTAGCATAGTTCTGGCTTTTTTAAAATCACCATGTTTTATTGCTAAACGAGCGTTAAGAATATCTTCGAAACGTTTAGTATAACTTCCGAATAATCTTTCGTCTGTTGCACTATGCGGATGCATTGACTCTACATCTAATAATGCCACATATCCATACATTCCGGGTTCACCTTCGGCATAACCGCCTTCTCCTACTTCAATTCCACGATATGTAGATTTACCTGCTTCATATTCATATCCCGGAAACACTGGTTGTCCATAAGGCATAAAATCATCTGATATTGGCTTTTTACCATTAAATCTTGTATAGTCATCAAAACCATCTGGAATATAATCCGAAGAGCTTACTTCTCCTAAATCTCTGTAATTAAATTCATGCTGCGGATGTCTTTCATTTCCGAAAATGATTTTGGTTGTCAGACTATTAGTGGTATCATTTACTGTTCCACCTGCCAATTTAGCTAGGATTTGTCTAGCCACAAAGTCTGCTTTTCTCGCGTTGAAGACTGCCTCCGTAGCTAAAACATCATTATCGCAATACTCTGCAACTTTAATCCATAACTCTTCAGGTACAGGTTTGTCCCATGGTAATCCTAATTCCTGATGATGTATTCCTAAGTCTATTTCAAACTTTTTAAGCGACTGCTTTTTAGATGAAAAGTCATACACATCTGTATAAGAAATGTTATATGCCTTACCGAAAAAGCAATTTGGACTTCCTTTTATTATTTTTTGTGATAAATTATAAAGTTGTTCGTTCGTATAACCCATTAATCTCGCGTACAAAATATGATTATCATATCTTCTACAGTTAAAACCAACAAGTTTAAATCTCATTAATTCTTCCACTTCTGCTGGTGTTGGATTAATCATCCTTACAATCTTTTTATCAGGTCCCTCCATCTTCCAGTTGATTAAAAACAGATTAGGAAAAACCTCTACATCATAAAAAACCATCTTAGCATCACTATCATCAACGGACTCGGAAGGCTCTTCTGATTTAAACGGCATTTCATGGCATTTCATTTACCAGCTTAATACAGTATTCAGCCTTATGAGTGCTTCCCGCAGCAAATGCTAAGATTGCATTTCTCATGTCCGTTACATCGTATTTTAAACCATCCTCGTATGCATCTGTGAGAATTTTATATATAAAATCGATGCTTGGTTTTGTTCCTGGGTGTATCTCCTTATTGAGATTTCTTTTTATAAGCGCACGCAACCCCATTTCACTTTTTACAGTGTCAAAGTTGATCACTTTCTTTTCTCCTTTCATCGGCAATCCAGAATTAATAATTGCTATTGAAATATCATTACATTTTGTAAGTTTTCTTCGTAATGAAGCCTTACCAGTAAATATTTTTACTTCTATATGTTCGGCGTATACCCGATTCAATTCATTAACATTGCCGTTATAAATGTAATGCAAATGTATTCCCTGTCCGCTTTTACTTAATTCAGCGTATGTTTTAGGAAACTTATTTGCTGCCTCTAAATTTTTTTCTAATGATTTATTTCCATTTTCATCCGGAATATCAAAGTCTATTACAATATGATTCTCCGGCACTTTTACATAATGGAGTTTTTTAGTATCTAAATCATTAAGTGTATTTGTTACATCTTCCCACTTTTTCAATGGTGTTTCTTTTGAAGACGCGTATTGAGCTGGACAATCTGAACAAAACTCATCGAATACAGATTCATTTTGGGAGAATGCAATCCAATCGTTTGATACTTCTTTATTATCTGTTTCGATAATAGTTTCTTCGAACTTTTCAGTAATAAATCCCTCATAGTAACTTCTTACTCTTGTTCCATTTTCCAAGTTAAAACGGTCTTTATATTCTTTGAAATAGCTTTTAAGCTCTTCTTTAAATATTCTTCTCGATAAAGGAAATGGGACTTTTGCATCTTCACAGTATTCTTTATACATGCTCCATGCCGCGGTTAGAGTTGTACTATCTTCTTTTTTAAAAACAAAATATGAATCAAGTACAAAGTTATAGAAATCATTAGATGCCCCCATCATTGCTCTTGGAATATAATCGTCATACCTATTCGGTTTAGACTCAAATACTTCTTTGCAATGATATGCGATTCCTCCCAATTCAAAATCAACTTGTTTTACAAGTGTTTTATATTCTTTTGACGGTAATTTATTACCAGATGGTGCTACGTCTATCAAACGTCTGATAAGTCCAGATTTAGCATCGGTAATTTTTACAGGTTTATTAGTACCCATAAATAGAAAACATTTAAAATCATTAGCATAAGTTGATTTAAACTTTTCGTTTACAGTCATTTTTTCATGTGAAACTAAACTGTTAAGTCTCGTATTATCTTCTATGCGTGATAAATCGCCATCATGCTGTATTCCTACTAATGGATTGCCTTTAAATGCCTCTAATGCAAACACATTATTTGTCGAACCTAAGGCTTTCGCATCAAAAACCGCATCATATCCACTAAATAATTTTTGAATTATATTTAGAATTGTTGATTTGCCAGTTCCCGCATCGCCATAAAGAACTATAAATTTTTGAAGATGTTTAGATTCCCCTGATACGATAGAACCAATTGCCCATTCCAATTTTTGTCGTTCGTCCTCATCATATAAAGTTGACATTATTTTGTCGTATGAAGATATATCGCATTTTTCTAACGGATACTGAAGTTTTTTACTTGCATAATCGTCTTTTTTAGTTTCATAATTAGAGAATATTATTTTTTCATCTAACATATGAAAATCATCTCGCATCTGTTTTTGACAATACTTATGCCATTTGTCTATCATTCCGCTATCTGCATCCCATAAGTATAAAGCTCTAACATTACAGTTGAATTTGTTCTTATTTTCTTCGTAATATTTTTTTATTTCACGATCTATAAGTCTAACTGCATCTTGTTCGTCTGTAGACCACAATTTAGTTTCTTCATTCCATATGGCATAGAAATCTCCACCGCGTATCATGAGATCGGAGCTTTTCTTAATGATGAATTTCGGATATATTTCTACAAGGTCTTTTTTTACACTCCTCGTGGAAATAATAAAAAAATCTAACATTTCATGTTAATCTCCTTTCTCCATAATTGTGTCAATATACCAGCAAAGCTGATACCATATTTCTATTTCTCGTAAATCTTCATCGCAATTTTCAATTGTAAATAATCCACCTTTTCCGTTTGGCTGATACTCTCGATTAAGAAATTTACGAATTTTTATTTTGGTAAGTCTTGAATTATAATTCGCATCGTTCATCTGTCCTAGTCCTAAATTTACAATCATAGTCCAAAACCATTGACCAACTCTATTTCCAGCTGCAGGGTCGTCCATAAAATCCTCTTCGCATCTAATAGCCAATGCAATCATCATTTCTAAGACACTACATTCATCAGTTAAAAAATCTTTACTACAGTGATACTCACATGAAAACCGATAACGTAAATTTAATCCGTCTGCTGCTCGGTTGTTATCATTTTCAATAATGCTATAGAACTCTGTGTTGAATAACTCCATTAATAATTTTCGATATGGCACACCATCACATACCATGTCGTACATCCAATCGAAATACTGATTAATTAAAGCTTCATCCATTATTCCTCCAATTCTGCATAGTTCCTAGCATCAAGTAATACCTCGTAATCGGTTTTTAGTTCATCATTTCTTACATGCACAGTTTCCTCTTCATGCTCTCCAAAATGCTTTAATGATTCTAAACCAATAACTTCATTTATGTCTTCTATAACTTCGTCGGTTCCATCTTCGACGAGAATGCCATCGTTATAATAAATTAAGTCAACTTTTCCATAATCTTCGAATTCTCCAAATTCTTCAGGCGAAATCACATATGGAACATTAGTTGTTACAACTTCTTCCTCTTCTTTTAATCCGGAATTAAAGAAATCGGTATAATCAATGTACTCTTCATTTTCGATGATATCTTTCATATCATTTGAGTTTTTTTTTTCGTCCATAGAATTTGATACTACATTTTCATCATATTTATTTCTGTAATAATCTTTTACTGAGTTTACTTCATTTTGGACTTTCTTCTTATAATGGTCAGATAATGTTTTCCAAGTTACAAAACTACCCAACGCTAAGCCACCGCAAAATATAATTGTGCTAGTTAAAAATTTCTTCATTGTTTGTCCTCCTCACTTTGAATGGTAATTACTGTAAAGGCTAAACCACCGAACAGTAATGAAACACTCAATAAAACGCCACCTACAATGTGCCTCTTTTTTCCTGTATCTAATGTATAATCAATTAGAGATACAAGTTCATCAAAGTCGTACATACTAACTCCTTCCGTATGTTAAAAAAACCAAACCTTGAATAAAACAAATGCCCGCCATTGCGGCAAGTGTATATGACGTAAACAAAACTTTATTCTTCATTTCATTACCTCCTAAAAAAGCCCCTGATTATACATCATATAACCAAGGGTAATCAAACATATTTTGTTTAGGGTCCCCGGTACCGATACCATTCAGACCACTAAATCAAATCAAATCAAGAATATTTCCATCGACATTGAAATCTAATAAAATTACAGGTTCTAATCCATTAACGAATCTTCTATTTGCATCTGAATATAATTCGTAAATTCCAAAGTCTACATAATTATCTCCAACCGGATTCTTTTCATCGTAAACCCAACCTACAATCTGACCCGCTTTAGTTCTTGGAATATCTAACATATCATAGACATCGTTTAGGAACAAATGTCCTTTCAATCTTAATTTCTCATTTGCAAATTCCTGAGTCATTTTTAAAAATGCTAAATTATACTCCGGGTTATCTTCCCATTGTGTACAAGAACTATCAAAGAATTTCGCATATTCGCTATGCTCGTCCACATGGTCAATAGTCTCAATCTTTTTCTTTACTTTTTTCTTTTTACCATTTTCGTCTGTGATTGTTTCCTGAATTTCTTTTGCTTTAATGTTATATTTTAATTCGCGGTCAACATCTTTACCTAGTTTTTCTACAACTCTGCCTCTGTATTCTTTAAAGCCCTTTTCCACAGTTGCGTATGCCGCTGCCAAAGCTACATTACGTTTCTTAAGAATTCTGTTTGAAGTCAACATACAACCGATAGATAACGATGCAAGTGCTACTGATGGAGCATATAACTTAATTAATTTTCCTCCAGCCTGTGTGTAAGTTATAGCTAAATCCTTTTTAGCATCTTCTTCAGTATATGGTTCTGTGGATTCTAATTCACCATCACGTAATTTATGTATTTTATCAATGGTTTCTTTAGGTTCTTCCAAGACTTTACTAATTTTTGTAGTAGCTTTACATGCTAGGACACCGCTTGTTACAGTTCCGATAACGCCTGCTACTGCAAGTATTTCAGGACTATGTTTTTTTAGCAATAATCCAACTTTATTAATTTTTCTATTTAAATTCTCATTAAACATTTTCTTTATTCTCCTTATTTTCTAAATATTTAATTAAATGCTCAGCATACCAAACAAGTTTTTTTAAATCTTCAACGCCGTTCTTCTTTTTCCAGCGTAAAACATATTTGATAATATTTCCCGTATCTGTAGCTTCGATGCCTTTTAAGTCTTTTGTGAATGCCCCAATCACATCAATTACTTCCAAACCAGCATCTGATTTATAATGTTTTGGATGATTTACAACATCCTCGTTTTCTTCTTGAATATATACCATTTTTTATTGCTCCTTATTTTATCTTTTTTGCTTTTGGCATTCTCAATAAATAGCCTTCTCTTATAGGGTCTACATATGCTTTTGTAATGTCAGTCCAACCATAGTTATAATATGCATAATTACAACTAATACCGACCAACTGATACAAGTCTGCAACAGATGCCTGACCGTATTCACTTATTAATTCATCTAGCAAATCCAACACATTCTCTGCTTCGCCTCGATTATCAAGTATTATGTCGTCAAAATCAAATGTCGATTTCACCGTTCTTGCCGATGTACGCTTCTCGTCATAATAATCCCTATAGGATATTTTGGATGTGTTTTTGTTCGTGTTATTTTTGACGCTTTTTTTGCCATAAAGAATCATATTTATGCCGTTGGATACAATATCTGAAATTGCTTTTTTGGCAGAAGGAATAAGTACGTCCATTAAAATATACGTCTTTACATCTGATATATCATCTGATAGAAAAGCATTTGCAATTTTCCTAGCCTCTGTTTTCTTCTTTGTAGTTACAGAACCAGAAACCGCTTTTTCCAACTTCTTTTTTTCTTGGGATTCTTTATATTTATTCGAATTTGGTTCATAATTTTCCATATTGTTTGCTCCTCTCCAAAAAGAAAAGAGCCCGTTTAGGACTCTCATCTTTGGAATTAATCATAATGTTTTATTCTTTTTTGTCTTCAGATTTAGCATCTTCAAATATTTCTTCAATTTCGTCATCATAGAATTCGTCATCCACAATTTCGTTCTGAGAAAGTTCTTTTTTGCTCTTGTGTTTATTCCATACTTTTTTAAGTTTCTTAACTCCTGCTACTGCGCTTAGAGCTAATGCTCCTCCAATAAGCATTGCAACACCAGAACCCATTCCTGAACTTTCTACAATATCATTTGTGTCTTTCTGTTCCATAATTTCTTCTGAATTTGTTTCCATAACTTCTGTTGTTTTTAAATCTTTTTCCATTGTTAAATACCTCCAATTATAAAAATTATTAATTTTAGTTCCATAATATGCTCTGCATTTTTTGCGTGTTTAATAGTTCTTTGCATAATCATAACGTGGTGCTATTCGATATTCCAATACAAGACAAGGTCTTCCATCATCAGCAATCTGTGAACTATAGTGAATATCTAGTAAACCGTCTGATATATTCCATCCTAATTCATTACCTAATACTGTTGACCTTAGTCCTAATGCGTAATAAAATTCATTTAAAGATAAATACATTTCAGACATCATTCGCTTATTAAGTTCGTTTTCTGCTTTTTTAATAGCTTCTACATCAGAATAGAAATATCTACCAGACACCGAATCATAACATAGTGAATTACCCTTATCAGTAATAAATACTTCCTTATTAACTACTGATTCATTTTCAAGTTTCTTTTTTGCTACTTTATCCTGTACCTCACTCTCTTTCTTTTCTCCGATGGTTTCAATAACCTGTTCTTTATAATCGGAAAATGCTGTTTCCGATAAAGAATAAGCCGTTGCTAGTGCCGCATTTCTTTTGGCATTAACCCTGCTAGCACCAACAATACAAGAAATAGATATAATACCAGTTACCACTGTAGGTATATAGCATTTCCATACGGTCTGTACAACTTCTTTTTTAGATAATTCTCTATTCTCCTCTTCTTCTTTTTTCTTAACTATTTGTAAAGCTTTGGGTGTTGCTTTAACAGCCATTACAGTTGTTGAAATCATTCCTGTAACGCCTAATCCAATCAATATTTCAGGACTCTTTTTAATTAATGTTTCTTTAATATTAGTTCCAACATTTACAAATTTGATTTTTTTCATTGTGAACTTTACCTCCTTTTTTTTTCTAAAAAGAAAAGAGCCCGCTTAGGACTCTTCATTTTCATAAGTATTAATGCTTTCTAAAGCTTCGTTTACTTTTTCCTCAACAGTTCTTTCCATTTCTTTTTGCTGTGACCAACTGCTAATTTGTGTTGCTACAAATGCAAGTGCAGCTCCTGCAAAACCTACAATCGAAACAACGTCGATTTTTTTCTTAAACTTCTGCATATTTATACCTCCTCTCATAATACCACTTGTTATTTATGCGAATTATTTACCATTTTTCATCATAGTTTTCCGTAGGGGTCCATTCCATTGATATTGTATAAACTTCAAGTCCATCGTCTAATACTGTTTTTCCATGATCGAAATCTATCCAATATAGACCGTCTTCCCAAGACCAACCAATATCATCTCCGCCATCTACAGGTTCTAATCCTAAAAAATTATAAAATTCATTTAGTGGCAGATGCCCCGACAAACAATAGTTCCTGTTCAAATGATATTCCGCCTGTAATACACGTGGAACTGTGCTTTCAAAATATCTTTCAGAAAATAAATCATAAAATAGTTTTGGTTCATCTGTAATTTCATCTTCAAAATCTAAATTATTATATCTGACCAAGCCTACCGCACTTATTGGTACGTCTTTCGCCTTTTCTACAGCCAATTCATTAATGATTCTATTATGAACTTCCGCTCCATAAAGTTCTTTTAATTTGTTTTTATATTTTGTATGGTAATTATTAACTAAAGCATATGCACTAGCTAACGATGCTTGCTTATGCTTATTAAGCACATTGGCACTTATAATACATGTAATTGTCATTGTGCCAAAAGCTATCGACGGGGCTACTATAGGTAAAACCTTAGGTAAAGTTTTTTTCATTAATTCTTTTTTATCATCTGTTTCTTCATTCTTTGCTTCTTTTATTATTTTGGAAACCTTTGGCGATTCTTTTGCAACTAAAATGGTAGTTGTAACCATTCCGCATATAGACAACAATGTCAGAATGTCACTAGAATGCTTTTTCACTATAGCCGTAATGTTTCTCATTTGCTTTTTACCTCCTCTCTATCCAAAGTCTCTATACATGCCGCATAAAGAAGTAATAAATTTTTTTGAGATTCAAAATCATTTAATATGTTATGCAATTCTACAATATGTCCCATCAATACATTATCAAAAATATTTTCATCATTATTTATAATGTCTTTTAACCTTGCATCCAAACTATCGACTTTGTTGAATAATTCCAAAATATGTTGATAATTCATAAGATTTTTTTCATTTTCTATTTTTATTTTCTGTACCATATCGAATAATTCCGATACTTGATTAATTATTATACACAATTCATAAATAACCATTTTTTTTTACCTCCTTAAAAAAGAAGAGTGCCTGTTTGGACACGCTTCTATTTGTTAAAAATTACACAATCATAATGCCTAGTAATACGCCGAACATAATCATTCCTAATGCTAAGATTAAACCGCATACCATTATAAGCATCTTAATCACCTTACAAATACTATCCATAAAATACACTCCTTTCATAATAGCATCTGTATAAATTGCGAAAAATAAAATAAAAGGTCTTGTTACAGACCCTTTAAATTTCTAAAATCTACATTTATACATTCCCGGTCTTAATTCACCTATGAATTTAATGTATTTTAAATAATTTCCGCAGATATATAACTCATGCTGTTTTTCTTTTCCATATATTCCTACCTTATAGGTACATGTTAAATTGTAATTTGCAGCTATTTTAGTTATTTCATCTACATTTTTTTCATCGTTTAAAACTAATAAATTAAATCTTTTAATCATATTAATACCTCCTATATAAACATCTGTCTTTTCACAATAGGAGTTGTAGAAGTTGCGCAAAAAAAAGAACGCATGGGATTCGGACCCATAACCTGTAGACTAATGTCTACCGCTCTACCACTTGAGCTAGCAATTTTTTTCATAATATGCCTTGTATATATTGCGAAAAAAAAAAGGAAAGAGTCATTGCTGACCCTTTCTGTGTTCATTAATTCATCTGTTTAGTTTAATTAACTGAAGCACTATTGCTTTCTATTAATTGTTCCAAATAGTCTCTATCAATATCACCAACTCTACAAACTTGACCTTTTTTATTAATAATTTCATAAGATAACATATTGTCTTCCTTATTGTAATCAGTTACTTTTAATTCGCAACCCGTTTGTTTTAAGAATTCGTTTGTTATTCTATAAATTGTCATTTCAGGCTTTGTTTCTGTAGTTGTTTTTGATTTACCATTGTTCAAAAATGTACAGCCAATAATCCCTAAAGTAATAATAAAAACTAATACCATAACTTTTTTAATAAATACTTTCTGTTTCATAATAATTCTCTCCTTTAAAATAATAGTTTATTGTTTCATAAAGGGATTTGTGAAAATTGCGTACATAATCATATTAATTGTCGGTCGAACACTGTTTCCCAACGTTGTTTTGATAATGGTTTCATTTTTAAAGCCCACATGATTTGTCTAATTGTGACTGTTGGATAAAAGCCATTCTTATCTACTTTTGAACTCCTTTTTTCAAAAAATTCTTTGAAATTAGGATGTAAATATAACTCGTCCGTAAGCCAAGGGTCTATATTTTCCCACCATGTAACTTTCATTTTGGAATCATAATGCTGTTGTATTACAGCCAATCCCCTATCTCCAATTTTATATAAGGTGCATTTACTATAAACTGGATGATTACACTCATAAACTACTCCATACATTTTAGAAAAAAAATTTGGTTTCTCATAGTGATATCGCATTGCAAATTCTCCTTTATTTTTACACAAATACAAAAATATCACACTAAATTGACACCTGCGTACGGATTTTTTTTTGCAAAAAGAAAGAGCCCTTGTTAGGACTCTCTCCAATTAAATCAATGTGTAGTTTACTTCTGCTTTAATTTAAGAATTTCTTCCGTATATTTTGCGTTTGCTACTGTCAGTTTATATGTAGTTGCGAGACTTTCCTTACACATTGCCTCAAGTTCAGTATATATTCCATCAATTTCCATCGCCGTCAGTTCGTCTTTCGCTCTGAGACGTTCCAATTGAGCTTCCATTACTGTTCTTAAAACTAATAACTCCTTTCTCCCTTCTTCTAAACTGCTGTAGTTGTTATTCTTATTCTTATTGTTCATATTCAACTACCTCCTTTCATAGAAGGGGTTGTTTATATTGCGTATTAATCCTCCGTTTCTATATCTTCTCCTGCAATCCATCTGTAGTATACGTCTTCATGCACCGATTTTCCACATTTCGTACAAATAAAACATGTTCCTGCTTCATATCGCATTGCATTACGTACACCACAATATAAACAAGTTCCTCTGCCAATAGTTCCTCGTAGTTCTTCGATTCTTGCTTCTACATCTTCCTCCTCACTTAAATCCTCGTAATTTCTAGGGTCGTCCTCGTCCCAACCATAGATATCCTCGTATTCTTCTTTTTTACCCAAACCAAATAATTCCATAAATTACCTCCTTATTGTTGTTTGAGTTTACTTGTTACTTGTTGTGACGTCACTGTAAAGATAATATTATCATATTAATTAGTAAAAAGAAAGAGTCCTTGTTAGGACTCAATCTATAACTATTACATTTCTATTTTGTTGGTCTAAAACGGTTAAATAATCCCCTAAATGTAGTTGATGTAAATGTTCCTTCTTTCTCAAATTCAAATCCACGTTTCATCCATACACCATAAAACATTAAAGGTAATACCAAGCTTGCACAATCAATCCCAAGTCTAACTTTTCGCATTAAATCTTCTCGCTTAGCTTCATCCATTTCAAGCTTTAACTTTTTTTGCTCATTCTTGACTTTAGATAAGACTGTTAATTGCTCTGAAACCTTTTTATATTCTTCTGTTGTTGGGTCAGTGGTATTTAATTCGTCTAACAAATCATCAATTATCTCATCTACTGTAGTTTCATTTCTTTCTTCCATATAATTATCTCCTCTCATTTTAGAAATTTATAGTTCCATAACAGCATTTGCTATTCTTGCGTTTCATTAATTGATGGCTCTGTACGTTTAACACGCAAGGTGATATTGTTGCTATTCCATATTTTACTTATGTCCTCATTCAATTCCATAAAAGCATAAATTCCTTCTTCATCTTTTGTAAGTAATAAATTCCCTTCTTTACGACTAACCTTACTAATTAGTATTCCAACCATAAAACCTAAAATGAAAAATATAATAAGTAATCCCATCTGTTATTCTCCCCCCTTTTTAATTCCATCCACATAGTTAATTATATCTTTGTAAGTCATGATTTTCCCAAGCCAAACACCTGCTTTGAATACATATCTATAGGACATCCCCACAAAAGTTCCTGCTAATATAGCAACTGTAATTTGTTTATTTCTATTCATGTTTTATACCCTCATCTTTCCTTGCTTAGTAAATAGAAAAATTTTCTATATCTGTCGTAATACATATCCTTACTGCAAGGAATATTCATAACAGTTTTTAAATATTTATAAGAATATCCCTTCGTAACAGCAATCAAAATATAATCACACAATGATTCGTCAGCATTCTTGGCTACTTCCTTTATTAAATTGATTTTGCGAAGCATTTCTTCCTTAGCTATAGCAATGTCTGCGGTTGGATCTGTAATATTATTTGTCTTTGACATTTTTTCACTTAAATCTATTGAACTTACAGTCAAATCATTTAATGCATTGTATGAATTAACCCATTCTGGAAATTGTAAGCAGAAATGCTTAAGTTCATAGTATTTATGATTACTTATCCAATATTTATTCTTTCTTGAAACCTCTGGTCGTATATCCGTCATCTTCTTTCTCCTTTCCAAATATATCCTGTGTGCTCCCATAGAAGTTTTGGTGAGATATAATAGCTAATCCTCCCTAATTTTGAATCCATTTCATTAACGTCTTTAATCTCTTTTCCACCTCTAGTCGCCTTACCTATAGGCAACCATCCTGCGATAATTCCTGCTCTAACCCATGATGCATCTTTACCATATACTTGTGCTGCAACTGATATGGGTACTGAACCCTTTGCAAATACAATATTTTGTTCGTTCATTGTCTTTTACCTCCTATGCTCTGCATTTTAGTACATCCTATTACATTTATAAAAACAAAGTCGGTGAAAAAGAAAAGGGACTTTTTATAGTCCCCTTCTATTTTTAATACGTTGTATAAGTTTGTATATAAGCATAACTATCAAACCACATATTATAACATCGCTAAATGCTGCTATTAATGATATTCCACTTGCTATAATAACAAAGAATAATATTAATAATACAACCATTAACGCTATTAAAAATGCTAAAAATACCATTGCATTATACCTCCTTTCATAATACTATGTGTAAAAATTGCGTAAAAAGAAAGAGCCCTTGTTAGGACTCAATCTCATCGTTGTAATCAATAAATTCATCATCATTTTTCTTTAGTAATACAGTTCCTAAAATCGAACCGAATATTGTCGATATTACAATAATACCTTTCCAATGTTCAATTGCAAAACCATAATATACCTTAAGTAAGTTCCAATAATCTTTAAAAAATTTCTTCATATTTAATCACTCCTTTCATAATACTATGTGTAAAAATTGCGTAAAAAGAAAGAGCCCTTGTTAGGACTCCTTCATTTCAAGTACAGTTCCTAAAATTAAACCGCATACCACTATAAGCCCATAATACACTTTAAGTAAGTTACAATAATTCTTCATATTTAATCACTCCTTTCATAAAATCGCTTGTAAAAATTGCGTAAAAAGAAAGAGCCCTTGTTAGGACTCTGATTCTTCTACAATAAATAATGGTTTATTCGTTTTATCATATTCTACTGATAAAGTTAATTTGTTACACTTCTCTGATATTTCACCTATAAAATCTCCAAAAAGTTTTCTTTTTTCTTCTATCGAATATCCTGGTAAACTAAGTATACAGTAATACGCGATACCCGTCGCAGGGTCTTTCCCTTTTTGCATTTCAATATCGTGTCTTTTTGCATATCTTTCCACATACCTTTTATTCTCTGAGTTTTTAATTTTGAAAACTAATCCCCATTTTTTAGATGAATCTTTTACATGTTTTTTTATCATATGAATACCTCCAAAAATATAAAATTATTTATTCCATAACAGAAAGTGTATATCTTGCGTAAACTCACTTTTTAAATAGAACATAATCCAACGTTTCATTGTCATTTCGTTCGGAAAATCCTCGTATTCAATCATATCGCTAGAAATTAAACCGTTTAAAACATCTAATATAATATCCGAAGTATATTGTCTGTAAGGAAGCATATATCTTGGAAGTTCTCTATGAATTCTTTTACATTTTGAGCATTTGAATCTTCGTATATTTACATAATTTTTCACGCCGTATTCTTTCTTTATCAATCGTTTAACCCTATCATAGTATTTTAAATCCCCATAACATAATGGACATTTTGTAACCCCTTTTCTTATCATTTTTCACCTCAATATTTATTCTAAATTTATTTAATAATTGTCCCCAGCATCCGTATAAATTCCTATATTATTAATCTAAGTTAAAAATTTTGCAAAAAATATCTATTCTAGATTTAAAAGTCATTGACGACATAAAAACCTAGTAATATAATCGTTTTTACAAATTACAAAGGAGGTATTAGTATGTTAATAACATGCAAAGAATGCAAACTACAAGTTAGTGATAAAGCAATGGTTTGTCCACATTGTGGCTATCCCATGCAAAATAAATCACTCAGTAAACCCGCAAACCATTCACCGACAAAAAAGCGACGATTGCCTAACGGATTCGGTCAAATAAGCGAAATCAAAAACAAAAATTTACGTGAACGGTTCAGAGTTATGGTAACAGTCGGAAAAACTTCAACCGGTAAATGTATTACAAAAATTCTAAAGCCAAAAGGCTATTTTAAAACCTATAATGAGGCTTACATGGCTTTGGTTGAGTACAACAAAAACCCTTATGACCTAGATTCAGACATAACCGTTGCTCAATTATATGAAAAGTGGACGAATCAATACTTTGAAGAGATTAAAGCGTCCAGTGTAAGGTCCATCAAATCTGCTTGGCAATATTGCACTCCTCTGTACGATATGAGAGCCAAAGATATTCGAGCCAGACACATAAAACAGTGTATGGAAGATGGCGAAGCAATAATTAACGGAGAAAAACGTATCGCTTCAGCAGGAACAAAAGAGAGAATCAAATCCATGTTTAATTTAATGTTTGATTATGCACTGGAATATGAAATAGTTGAAAAAAATTATGCACGTACATTCAAACTTTCCAAAGACATTTTCATTGAACAGGAAAAAGCTAAGAATTGTCATATAACATTTTCCGATTCAGAATTGGATACATTATGGAAACACGTAAATGATATGGCATATGTTGATATCATACTCATACAATGCTATACAGGTTGGCGTCCTCAAGAGCTTGGCTTATTAAAAATTTCAGATATAGACTTTGAAAATGGTTTATTAAAGGGCGGAATGAAAACAGATGCTGGTGAAAATCGTATAGTTCCGATTCATCCAAAGATAAAAGATCTAATTGTTCAACGTTATAATGAAGCAATCGAGCTCAATAGCGAATATTTACTTAATTGTACTGACGGTGCAACTCATTTAAATAACATAAAACTGACTTATGACAAATATCGACATCGCTTTGAAAAAATAATAAAGAGATTAAATCTTAATCCCGAACATAGAGCTCATGATGGCAGAGTCACCTTTATCACAAGAGCAAAAAAATTTCACGTTGATGAATACGCTTTAAAGTATATTGTCGGACACGCAATTACTGACATAACTGAAAAGGTATACACCAAACGTGAAATCAGTTGGCTTATAGAAGAAATGCAAAAAATAAAATAACTTGTAATTCTTGCTTTCTTCGGTGTAGGAGTGTGGTGTAAGAGTAATGTAGGATTAGTGTAGGAATAACCCTAATTTCACTACTTCTACTTACTCTTAACCGCCCTCAAACATCCTTTATTTATCGGCAATA